TCATTGCCGGAAAGTGTGACTTTCGAACGGGAGAGGAACGGCGCGACCAAACAGGCACAGATGGTCGTACGCCCAGATCTTGATGAGCGGGACCCTGGAGCGCCTGCCCGCCAGGTAGTCGCGCTCCCAGGGCCAGCCAGCGTTGAAGAGACCCATCAGATAGCGGCAGTCGGAGCGGGACCACGAGAGGACTTCGAACGGGTAGCCCGTCATCCAGCGGACCCTGTCAAGGTTGCGGTCAATGCCCGCGAACTGGAAGCCCTCGATCAGGAATGTGTCGAAGCCGGAGCCGGTCTTCGTTTCCCACTCGAGGGGCAGGTTGATGTAGCGGTTGAGCTGGCGGGTGGCAGGGTCGTTTACGTCCAGCGGCCAGAGGATTTCGAACTTGGCGTTCGGATGCGAGGCGAGAACGTAAGACCGGATCGCATCCACGTGGTCCTTCACGGTCTGGCGCAGGAAGGTGGCGTCGATGTAGCTGTTGACCGCGGGATCGTCGTTCGACGTCAGAAACGTGTACAACGGGCGTCCGTACTGAGTCTGGAAGCGGGCAGTTGTGTCGGCGTCGTAGAAGGCCATGCCGGAGGCGTTGGGAAAGTACCACCAGAGCACCTCGCCGAACTGGAGCCGGGCGGTCAGGCCATTGGCTTCCATGTGGCCGGCCATCTCTTCGTAGGCCTTCTTGATGTAGTCGCGGAACGGCGGCGCGAACGCGCAGTGGGAGGAGTTCTTGTTACCAAAGCCGGCGGCTGTTTCGACCGGCTGGCCGTCCGGGTAGCGCTGGACCCAGACCGCGGATGGTGAGTTGTCAGGCGGCAGGACCAGCTCCTGGGAGAAGGCTGCCACGCAGGTCATGCTGTTGGCGAGGAGCTCGGCAAAGTGGTTCCGGTGCCAGTCACGGGCGGCGCGGTTGAGAGCCGGGGTGATGGTGTCGTCGATCACCCAGTTGCCCATGACGCCGCCGGTGAGGGAGCCGGACACCGTCACGGTGCCGCCTACCGAGGTATGGGATTCGGAGAAACTGAACGAGTAGGCGGGCGCCGGTGAGCGGACCGTGATCGTGAGCACGCCGCCGGAGGCCTGGGCCCAGACGCCCACGAAGACCTCGTTGATGTAGTAGGCGAAGTGGGCGGCGATGGTCGAGGCGGTATCCGCCGGGAAGACGCTTTTCCCGATGGTGGTGCCTCCGATGGTCAGGAAGGCCTCGTCACCGCCGGCCCAGGTGCCGCCATAGCTGGCAGTGACGCTCGGGAAAAAGCCGCCGGAGCGCTTCCGCTGATTCCACCAGAAGACCGACACGTAGTGGTTGACCTCTCCGATCAGGCCGAGCTTGCGAATGGCCCAGATCAAGCGTTGCGGCGACAGCTTGTAGGTATGATCCGTGCCGTAGTCGCAGGCGACGGCGACGTCCGTGTGCAGCTCGGGCGCGTCGGGAACGTCCGAGGGAACGGCACACCCCACGAAGTCGAAGTAGTAGTAGAAGCCCTGGCTGGCGGCGTTCTTGGTCCCAGTCAGCCGGATCTCGACCGAGTGCTGGCCAGCGGGGACGCTCGAGAAAACCTTGCGGCGGACCTGCCGGGCTTTGGCCGCCGGCTCGTAGCAGTCGAGTTGCACCAAAGACCCACCATCGAGCCGCACCTCGACGATCCCGCAGTCGAAGTCGAGCCGGGTGCCGAGGTAGATGTCGTGGACGGCATTGCAGTGGGTCTCAACGGTCGCTGTGGCGTTCGCTTGCGCACCCCGCCGCGCTCGGCCTTGGCTCCAGAACTGCGCTGGCGCCCACTCCCAGAAGCCGCTGTAGAGAACCCAGGCATCGTTCTCCTCGATCCGCACCGATAGCGGGCCGGCGACCTTCAACAGGCGCTTTCCCTGCGGGTCGCTGACGGACCAGTTGGTGAAGATCGCCTCCCATTCCTGATCTTGATAGGCCGCAGAGTCGGCCAGCTTAGGCGCGAACGTCAGCCAGATCTTCTGCAGGTCGGTGAGCCCCTCGGTCGAGAAGTTGATCGTGATGCGCCAAGTGGCGTCCGAAGACCCGCCCGCGAGCTGCGCGACCGAGTGCGTGAAGTATAGGTTCGTGTTCTTGTGCAGCTCGTACAGCCGGATCATGTTGCCGTCGTAGCCGGCCCGCTGGGCGCTGATCGTGATCTGGTTGCCCGAGGCTGTAGCCGACAGCGGGATCAACACGCCGAGCGCGGGCCAGTTGGTGCTGTTGATCTGGTCGCGGATGTTGGCCACGATGTTTGCGGCTGTCACGCCGGTCGCAGGGTCCGGCACGATGTAGTCGAACGCCAGGTTCTGATACCAGAGCGTTACGCGGTCATACGGCTGCAGGCCGTTGTCGACGAGCGTGAAGCTCCCGCTGGCCGCAGTGTACGTCCCGCCAACCTGGGTGGCGCGGTCGAACAGGCGGAGCTGGACCAGGGTACCGTCCGTCTTGAGGCAGTTCAGGTACGGCCAATCGATGGTGGCGAACTTGGGCGAGTCGATGGGCTGGAGGTTCTGGTAATTGAGGTCGAAGGTGAGGGTGATGCCGGAGAAGTCCCCTTCGGGCAAGTAGGAGAAGCGCGGGTGGCCGAACAAGTCGTCGCGGTCCCAGAGGACCAGGACGCAGAAGTCAGCCGCGTCCCGAAAGACGCCGGAGACCTTGAAACTGGTCTCTGTTGCGGAGTGCAGCGCCGCGGCGGCGCCGAAGTCGCTGAAGCCTTGGAGGTGAATCGTGCGCGTAGGCTGGAGTTTTTTGATTTGCTCCATGGCTCACAACCGAATGCTGACCACCAGGCGCTCACCGGGAAAGGTACTGCCGACGGCTGTGATGTCGAGCGTGATCGACTGAGTCGGCTGGATGGCCGGCAGGTCCTTGCCGTCGATCACGTTCGCCGGGAACGTCTGGCCGTCGTTGATGACCACCGTGCCGATCGCGATGCCGGCGACCTTCACCACGGCGTTGATGTTGCCGCCCTGGGGAGCGGTCTTGCAGTAAGCGTAGATGTCCCGGATGCTGGTCGCCTGGCGCAGATAGACTGGCGGGACGGCGTCGCTCTCAATGCCGATCACGCCCTCCACGATCAGGTCCACCTGCTCACCGCTCAGGATGCGGATGCGGCCGTCGATGAAGCTGGTCGTGTAGTTGTTCACCTTGATCGGCGAGTTGCCGTGGATGTTGGTGACGTAAAGTTCGACCGCGCAGACGGCCATCGAGCGGAACGGCTCGCGGGCCTCCCAGGCGCCCGATTCCGGCGTGCCGAAGAAGTTCCTCGGCACGTTGTAAACGAAGATCGTCTTGTCCAGGCGGATGAGCTTGGCGCCGGCGGCGTGGTCGGCGGCCGTTGATCCCTTCTGGGCGCGCTCGATCTGCGCGGTTGCGCCGTTGATGGAGACCAGCTTGACGATCTCGGTGTCGAGCAGGGCGAGGTCGCCGGCGGTAAACGAAGCGAGGCTGGCGGCCGTCAGCGTGTCACTGCTGGCGAAGGTCGGAGCTGCAAGGGTCGTCTGGGCCGGGGCGGTCTCGTCGAAGTGCCAGACCGTAAAGGTCAGCGTCGAAATCGTCTTCGTGTTGGTGAGATCCTGGAAGCCAACCCCGGCAAGCAGCAGGACGCCGTCCTGCGGAGCGATCCCGAAGCCCGGCTCGGGCGGCGCGGCGTTGTCGGTGAGGCCAGGCTCTACCGGCACAGGCGACGCCGGGACGTCGGCCGGCTTGGGGCCGACGACCAGGTCGTACATCGAGTCCGTTGTCGTGCGGCCCTGGATGTCGATCGAGAAATCCTTGTTCAACCGCCAGGAGGTGACCCGAAACTCGCCCGAGCCGCCCGGCATATCCGGGTGGGTCATCGAGCAGACCATGCCCGGCTCGGTGTTCAGGGCCAGGACCGTGGTCCGAAAGTTGATCTGCCGGGCGGCCTTCCACTCGGCGGGCACGATGCCGCCCAGCTCTTCGCGCAGCCGCGCGGTGATGATGCGCCCAGCCTGGGACTTGCTCGCGGCCCCTGACAGGTTGACGTTTGACTTCAGGAACAGCGGCGAGGTCGCGCCACCGATCAGTTTCGCTTGGTCGATGTCGTAGAGGGTTATCGAGTTGTTGACGAACTCGAATTCCTCGTCGGCGAAGTTAGCCGTCAGGTGGTTGAACGACGGCCGCAGGGGAGCAAGCTGGAGGCTCTCAAACAGGATGTTGCCAACAGTGAAGGCCTCGATCACCGACGAGTTCACCCGGATGCCGACCTTGAGCTTGCCGAAGGCGAACGTATAGTAGCCGAGGCAATTCATCAGGACTTCTTGAATCCAGTCCCGGAGCGGCTTCTCTTCCTGGAGGATTCCCCGGAACTTGAACTGTGTCTCGGCGCCGGCACCGATGAGCTTCGCAACCTGCTGATCGCAGATGGCGGCGGCTGCAATCGCGGCGTTGACGTCGAAGTACTGCTCTCCGGTGGCCGTGTCGGCAAACCGCAGGCCGCGCGCGCGGAGCAGCGTGTTGATGACGATCCAGACAGGATTGGTGAGAACCTGCTGCGAACGAACGCCGGGCGTGCTCCAGACCCAGCCGCTCAGGCCCTGATTAACCACGGCCTGCATCTGGTGCTCGCCCAGGCGCGACGGCTGGAGGCCCTTGGGGTCAGACCGCCGAAGCTCGATGAACGCCGTGCCCGCGGCGAAGTTGTCTCGGTAGGTGCTCGCGCCAGAGAAGACCTTGCGCCAGTCGCCGCCGGTCTGATCGCCCGACTGGCCGAGGGAGAAGAAGTCGGTTGCACCCGCAGGGTCAGTGCCGAGGGCGGTGCGTAGACCGAGCGGACCCGGATAGCCGTGATGAAACTGGCCGTCGAGCTTGTGGCCGGTCCCGAACGCTCCGAGCGGACCCTCACCCACGATCCCCAGCGCGTCGTAGAAGTCCGACTCATCGCGCCCGGCCGCGATCTTCGAGTTCACCGGCATGTCGGAGTCGGTGTAGATCTCGGGCAACACCTCGTCGTAAATCGAGTCGGCCACCAGCGAGACGCTGGTGATCGACGAGCGGCCGAAACCCCACGTGCCGGTCGAGTTGTCCCTGATGCGCACGCCCTGCGGCTCGGCCAGGAGTCCGCCGAAGTAGCGCTTCATGCCGTGGGCCAGGCACCCGTTCGGCGTCTCGTAGCCCTTGTCGCACTCGGTCAGATTGGCGGTGGGGAAGTGGACCAGGTCGAGCCCGCCCTGCTGGGAAAAAGGGCACCCGAGACCGTCGTCAAAGTGCTTCCAGCAGGTCCGGGAGATGCGTCGCGTCGGATACGGCAGGTTCAGCTCGTAGATGCCGTCGGCAGCCTGGACGCGGAACTCCGGACCCGAATCGAAGGACCAGTCGACGATGTCGCCTTTCCAAAGGTCAAGCTTGATGCCCGCGGCGACGTGGAACAGGCTGAATTCGATCGAGCCGCGGAACAGGTCGACGTCATTAGCGAGCTCCCGCATGACCCGGTCGGCGTTACCAAAGATGAAGTGAGCCTCGTCGGCCTGGTTGCCAAGGGACTGGGAGATGCCGTCGAAGTCAACAAGCCGGGCCTGGTAGAGCTGGCCGCCGACGGTGCACCGGCGGTCAGAGACATGGATGGCCGGATAGCCCGCCTCGAGCGGCTGGATCTTGACGAGCGGGATGAGCTGCTGGACCTGGGCGAGCAGGGCGGCCGAGAGTTCTGAGGAGGGAAAGCGGGAGAGAGTGGCGTTGAGGGTGTAGGTGGGCGAGGAGGTCGGGATCTCGACCAGGGTTACGCCCAGCGAGCAGACGAAATCCGAGACCATCTCCCAGGAGAGCGGCTCGTTCTCGAACCGGCAGGCGTAGCGGGTGGTACCGTTGCCGTCGTCATTGGGCGCGTCGTAGTGGAAGGCGCCGAACGGCCCGTACTGGTTTTCCCAGAAGTCGCGCAGGGCGATGCGTTCGGACTCTCGCAGCCGTGAGCGCCGTAGGGTGAACCGTTTTGCGCCGGTGCCGAGCAGGAGGCGCTGCTCGATCTTGGCATTGGCGCTCCCGAAGGGATGCACCACGACCTGGGGCGCGTGGGCGCGGCCGTGGGGGAAGTCGGAGGTGATCGGAAAGACGCCGGCGATGACGATCTCTGGCACCGGCACGCGGCCGAGGGTGTCGCTCATTTGGCCTGATACTCAATGTGGAGATGGTCGCTTTCGAGGATGACGTCGAAGTCCGGGCCGAGCGACTCGCGGATCTCGGCGACGATCCCCTGCATTGCATCCGCAGGCACGTCGCGCGTTCTAAGGTCAACCGCGGCGCCCGAGTAGTGGAGCGAGCCGCGCGAGTGTTTCGAATCGACGCAGGAGGTCACGACGAGCTCGTGGCCAGCCCGGTTGTAGGCGCGCTCGGCCGCCATCACGGCGAACAGGATCTCCGGACGGATTCCGGTGAGACGGACTCCGGGCTTAAGCTTCGGCATCTTACTTGGGAAAGAGTGCGGGGACGAGGTTGGCGTCCGGCGCGGTCCAGCGGTCGGCGGTGACGCGCTCCGGGCGCTGGCCAGTGTCGAGCTCGAGCGTCGCAACTGGTAGTTGCGGAAGCGCTACCACGGGAACATTGCACAACGCCGGCGTGGCCGGCACCGGCATCCACTGTTCTACAGATTGGGCCATGGCTTCCTTCGACCTTCCATCGCTTCGAGCTTGATCTCGAACGGAATACACGGGTCGCAGGCGGGATCGCCACACGTCACCGCCATGCAGCGGAGGCAGAACGTGCGACGGGCACCGCTCCCACGGCGGCTGACGAAGTGACAGCCGCAGTGCGGGCACTGGAGCGTATGCGCCACCTCGCGGCCGTCCACGAGGAACACCCCGTGGGCATTCCGTTCGAACCTCTCGTTCGCCACCGCTACTCCTCGAACTGGATCGAAAAAGCTTGATCAAACGCCGAGGTCACCTGGACCGGCAGGGTCGCGACGCCGTTGCCCGTCACCGCCGGCAGCACGATCTCCTTGCCATCCTTCGGCGCCCAGCGCCAGGTGGCCCGCTGGTTGACGCCGAACTGGAGCAGCAGGGCGTTGGCCGTAAGCGTCGGGCCGACCGAGAAGGCCGCCAGGCCCGAGGTCGCGAGCGCCACGGGGTCGCCGGGATCGAGCGCCTGAGGCGTGAGCGAGGACCCGGGCGTGCCCGGGCTGGTGCACCGCTGCAGGATGTACCGCGCCGCGTTATCGGCCGGCGTCGCCGCCGAGCCGAAAGTCATGTCGTAGATCCGCGGCCGGATGTTCGCCGAGGAGATCAACGTCACGAGCGGCAGCGTCGACGACTGCGTGTTCACCGCGTTTCCGTTGACGGAGTAGTTGCGTGCCATGATGTTCCTTTCCGTGGCCGATCAGGCCACTTCCACCAGTTCGATCTCGCACTCCGAGCGCGCCGGGCCTGAGCTTTGGGACCACGTCCCTTCGAAGCGCACCGTGTACCGGCCCTGTGTGGCCGTGCCGGTCGGATCATGCGAGAACGGCGGATTTGTCTCGTAGGGGTCGTAGAAGTAGAACGCGTCCTGCGGGCCGTTCCGCGCGTCGTAGAAGTCGCGCAGGACGGATAATTGCGCTGCCGTCAGCATCTTGGCGAGTCGCCATCGTTTGCGGCTGGTGTCGGCCAGCCGCCCGCGCTGGGATTCCCCGTTCAGGTACTCGTTGACCTGAACCGGGTATTCACGCGCATGGACGAAGGCGCGCGAGAGGCTCGCCGGCAGCACCATGACGGGCGCCGCAAGCGAGACAGATCCGGGCATCAGTGATTCCGCGGCCGGCGTACCGCTCCTACGGTGCGGATCAGGGTTTCGAGGAGCATCAAAGCCACCCCGCCCACGACGGCCCGCAGGAGCTGGCGGTTGCTCTCCGAACTCTCTTTCGCCGCCTGGATGTAGGCTTCGATCCGGGTCAGCCGCTGCGCGATGTCGAGCTTTTCGAGACTCTGGTCCAGCCGGTCGAGCCGCCGCTCGAGGCCGTCGATCCGCTGGTGGTTCTCGATGACGCGCTGCTGGACGTTGATTCCCTGCGCGGCGGCGCCGAAGTGGAACATGGCGAACACCAGGTACAGTACCGCCGCGAGATTTGCGACGAGCCTTACTGGAGGCCCGTACCGCTCAATCGTTCGCATGTGGGTCTACCTCTCCAGAAGGACTATGGGGGGCTGGTTGGAAGCGGCCACGGTCAGGGCCCCGCACGTAGCAGGGAACGCTCCGGCGCTCCCGTTGTTGCCGGCCTGGGCGAACTTCTTGTTGGCTTGCGAGTTCAACATGGTGATGACCTGGCTGGGGAGGCTCGTCGATCGGAGTGTCAGTGTTGTGGAGTCCGTGGTCATCGCCAGCCAGTAGACACCGGGGTCGAGGGTGATTGGCCCACCCTGGATCGCCTTGGTCTTGACGCCGGCCACGTTGATATCAGGGCTGCCGCCGGCGGTCATGACACCGGAGTTGACCAGCAGGCTCGCGCACGCGGCGTCATATAGCCCAAGGCCCAGAGACGCTCCGGCTCCGCTCGTCGCGACCACCTCGAAGGTCACTTGGTTGATGGTAGCCGCGAACGGCAACACGAACTGCCAGACGCGCATCGTGTTCGCGGAGAAGGTGGTGCTGGCACCCGAAGACTGAGGTGCCTGGATCGTGACCGGGTAGAAGTAGCCCTGATCGACGGTGCTGACCAGGCCGGCTAGCGCTGAGGCGGGCACACTTCCGGCGCTCAGCCCGGCGCCGCTTCCGAAGAAAGTGAGCGCCTGAAGCTCCGCCAGGTTCGATGTCCCCGAGTTCCACACTTTGAACCGCGACTTGTTCCCGGTCAGCGTAACCCAGTCGTTGGCGCTCGAATTGTTGAACGTCAGAAGGTCCGTCGTCGCTGCGCTGACCGTCTGAGGCTGGGCGAAGGTCCCGGCCTGGTCGTAGTAGGCGGTCTGCGCGTGCTGGCGGGATTTCGCCAAAGTCCCGCTCCAACCCAACGTGTGGGCGCTGCCGCTCGACGAAACCGTCACGTTGGTGTCATTTGCGAAGGTCTGAGATGAGGCCGTCAGGCCGTTCAGGGAGGTAATGCCGCCGCCCGCTCCGGCGGCCCACTTCAAGCCCAGCGGTTGCATTGAGTCGGCCGTCAAGACCTGCCCATTGACGCCGACCGCCAAGCGGCTCCAGGCAGTACCGAACGCGATCAGGTCGCCCTTGGCGGCGCCGAGGCTACTCAACTGCGACAGAGCGATTGTCAGCGCCGGCGTCGGGATGGTCGAGACCGCGACGTCTTTGATCTTGAGCGTCGCGGCGGAAGTCGAAACCACCCAGTACTGCAGGTAGGTCCCCCGCGAGAGATAGAAGCGAATGGCGTAGGAGGTCCCGGACGGCGTGGCTGTATCGTTCGGCTCGAGCGTTACGTCCACCACGCCGTTGGTGATGGTCACCGTCTGCTTGCCGGCACCGATGGGTTCATTGCCAGCGGTGATGAACGGCGTGAACAGGGAGATTTCGGTTTTCCCGCTCGCCAGGGTTCCATCCGGGTACTTGATCGTGTCCAGGATTCTGGTGCCGGCAGCCGCGGCCAGACAAGGCAGCAGCAGAACGAACAGCGGGATTCGCTTCATGATTCGCATGAGTGTCAGGCAGTCAGTGTTCCGGGAGACAGTTGTAAAGCAAGCAATTCCCGCCGACCGGCATTGGCCCGCGTGGCGGTCATCGCGGCACCCTGGACCACGCGCGGATTATCGGCGATGGCCTGGACCGCCTCCCCGCGCAGGAGAGCGATTGTGGCGGGGCCATCCAGCTTGATCACGATCGGCCCGGCGTTTTGTGGGACGCCCGCACCGATGCGGTCGAGCGAGCCGCTGCCGAGGCTCGGCTGGTACAGCCCGCCTCCCTGCTGGACGAGCGGCACAGGCCGGACCGTCGCCGGCAGCCCGCCAATGCTCTGGCCGGTCGACAGAGCGTACAGCTCGATCAGGTCACGGATCTGCGGACTGCGGATGGCGAGATCGAGGTTGCCGCCGAAGCCCTGCTTGGCCATCTGGACGATCTGGTCGAGGACTCCTTTCGACTGAATGTCCACACCGTAGACCGCCCGGATCTTCTCGCGAGCCTTCTGCGCGGCGTTCTTGATGAAGAGGCGAACGATGCCGGCGATGGCGCCGACCCCAGCGCCGATGGCCGCGCCGATCGGGCCGCCGAACTTGAATCCGAGCAGGGCGCCGCCGGCGGTGGTCATGGCGAGGCCACTGACCCCTCCCCGGCGGAGGCCTTCGAAGGCCAGCAGCCCGCCGGCGAGAGCTGCGGCGTCGGATCGGCCCAGCGCAGCGAACTTACCGCTGATGGTGGCCGTCGTGGTCGCGCGTCCTGCGCCCAGCGCCACCGACCCACCGCCGAAGCCGAAGAAGTTCTTGAGGTTCGCTCCGAGGCCGGCGAAGCCGAGAAGCGAGCTCGCCTGGGAGCCGGTCGTCACCGGTCCAGCAAACCCGCCTGTTCCCCCCGGCCCGCCGGTGATGCTCCCGGCTCCAAACACCGGCACGGCTCCAACGCCGAGCAACCCACCGAGACGGCCGAACACGCCACCGCCGGCGCCACCCGGCACCAGGGCAACACGCTGGCCAGTGAACAGCGCCGTCAGCATCCGAGCGACCTGCGAGGTGACGATCTCGCGCAGCACTGTCAGCACGGCGTTCTTGAGCGCGTCGGCGAGCGCGGAGAAGATGCTCTGGCCCTTCTGGAGCATCGCGTCGAAGACGCGCTCGCTCGCCGACTTCATCTGGTCAAAGATCCGCTGGTTGGCGTCCCGCACGATCTGGGTCTGGCGGATGGCCGCGTTCTCACGGGCCGCGTTGATGGTTTCCTGGGTGGAGGCCTCGAGCTGGCGCCCCTTCTCAGCGAAGGCCCTGAGTAGCTCATCCCGGCGGCGGGCGATCTCCTCCTCGCTGATGAGACGCGCCCGGGCGACGGCCTCCATCATCGCGACCTCGGCCTGTGCCTCCCGGTCAAGCGCCGCCGCCTTGAGCGCGAAGGATCGCAGCAGGTAGTCTTCTTCGATGGCGAGCTTTCGCTGCTCGATGGCGATCTTCTGCTCGACCGTGCGGGCATCGACCAACTCGAGCGCGCGCAACTGGGCATCCCGTGCCTGTTCGAGAGCCGTGTGCTCGTAATCCAACCGGCTGCGGAGAGTCTCGACAGCGAGCTCCAGGGTTTCCGACTGAAACTCCTTCTCGCGGAGCATCCGCTGGCCACGCGCCTCAAGGTCGGCCGCCGTCTGCTCCTCGAGCTGCTTCAGATGCTCCCGAGCGCTCTCCTTGAGTTCCTTGGTTGCCTCGACACGCAGCCGTAATTGAGTCGCCAGGGCGAGATCACGGTTGGCCTTGGCCGAGAGACCGATCTCCTGCCGGTAGATCCCGTACTCGGCGATGATCTTGGCAAGCCCCGTGAACTCCTGCTTCTGGGCCGAGATCAGCAGGTCGTGCGCCTTCTCTTCGGCCTGCTTGATCCTGGTTCTCAGCTCCCGCTGGCGCTGGAGCTCCTCTTGCAGCTTCTGCTCGTCGGCGATGCGGGCGCGGATCGGGGCGCTGAAGTCGAAGGTCGGAGCCCCTTCAGCCAGATCCGTGAGCGCCCGTCGTGTTCCGATGAGCGTCTGCCGGATCTGGTCGGCCGTATAGCCGAGCTTCTGCAGTTCCTCGACGGACCGGCCCGCGCGGATCTCCTCCAGCAGCTTCGCCCGCTGAGCCGCCTGCTCCATGGCCTCGGCGCTCTCATCGAGTCGCTGCTTCATCTCGTAGAGAGCGAAGCCGAGCATGGCCACGCCGGCGGCGGCGAGGCCCCAGGGGTTCGCGGTGGCCGCAACCGAGATCGCCCGGATGCCGGCGGCGATCTTCAACAGAAGCCCCGGCAGGTTGTAGGCGGTGATGACGATGGCCAGGCCGGCCACGGCCTTGGTCATGTTGGCGATGGCGGCGGCGTTTTCCTTGGCCCACTTGGCAAGCTCTGTCAGGCCAGCGACGGACTGCCGCATCAGGGGCAAGAACTGCTCGCCGATGGCGTTCTTGGCTTCGAGCACGTATCGGGTCAGCGAGGTCTGCTGCTTGCCGACGGTGCCGAGCGCCGCCTCGTAGGCACCGGCGAACTTCGGTGCCTGCGCCAGCACCGCGTTAAACGCCACCATCTTGCGCTCGGTCTCGGTCAGCTCCCGGCCCACCTCCTGCTGGGCCCTGAGGAACGCCCGCTCGAAGTTGACCTGGATGCCGTAGGTGCGCAGGACCTCGATCTGCTGGGTGACGATGCCGTGGACGATGCCGGCCAGGGTCTCCGAGGAGTTCTTGCCGGCGATCACGGCCGCGTCCTGGGCCAACCGCGCGAGCTCGGTGGCCTTGGACAGGTCGATCTGCGCCGCGATCATCTGGGCGGTGGCCGACCGGGCGTCCTGCGTGGTGATGCCCAGAGCCTTCACAGCCTCAACCTGGCCGCGCACGGCTTCAACGCTCAGGCTATTGGCCTTGGCGAGCTGGTCGAGAGCCACCCCGAGCGTTTCGGTCCGGGCAGCGTACTGCGCGGCCTCGACGGTGAACGACTTGAGAACGCTGAACGCCTTCTCGATCGCAACCACGAGCGCGCTGCCGGCGACCACGCCCTTGGCCATGCTGCCGGTCAGCCCGTCAATGCCGCGCGAAGCGCCCTGCGAGGAGCGCACGGCGACCTGCTCGATGCGGGCAAGGCCCGTATTGACTTTGTCGATCGAGCGGTTGGCTGCGTCGGTTGTGACCTCGACTACGAGTTGAAGGGTGTTCGAAGCGGGCATCGTCGGCTCAGTTCCGCTGCATGGCGGTCGCGTTCCTCAAAGCTGCATGGCGGTCGCGTTCCTCAAAAAGGATGCGCAAGGTGACAAACTCATCAAGAGCGACGTCATTGGGCGTGAGCGTTAGGCCAGTGCGGAGGGCGAAATCGAGATCGAGCGCCCGCTGCAGCAGCCACCCGGCTTCCGAATCGAGTGACTCTTCGAGCCTCAGGACTGGGCAGTCCTGGCACCGCGTCATCTCGTCGGGCGCCGAGGGGCAGAGGCTCGGACCCCCGCACAGATCCTCCCGGCGGAGCAGCCAGTGGATCAGGAACCGCACCCCGGGCGATGCCGGCCACTCGCCGGGGGTCAGACTTCCCCCGCGTCGCCCTCCTGCTCGGACTCCAGATAACCGAGCAGCTCGGTCACGACGGCCGCCTTGTGGATGACCGGGACATCACCCGCGTAGCCATCCTTCGACAGGACGAGCTTGTCGTAGAACTCGCCCGCGGCCCGGAGGTTGATCTTGAGCAGTTGCTTGCCGCGGCGGTTCTCCACCAACCGCGAGAAGCCGCGGCGGTAGTTCACGACTTCTGCGAGGGAAGGCACCCGAAGCACATGCTTGGTCACGACGCCTGGCACCTTCAGGGTGACCCCAACACCGCCATCGGCTCTCGCACAATCGTCAACCTGTGCGCGCGACAGCCGCTCGATGACATAGGAGGCCTCGTACTCGTCGAGATCCGGGCCGTCCTTGTCGATCCGGATCTTGGCCAGCAGCTCCGCCGCGGCTCGCTCCCCGTCAACCACGTCGGTGACCGACTCCTCGCGGCTCAACTGGCTCACGACGACCCGCCGGCGGGCCGAGTGCTCGATCCATTCCTCATCCGAGGGCCAGCGCACCCGGCAGGCCTTCTTCCCCGCCGGATGGAGCACGCTGACTTCAATCTCGCGTTTGGTGTCAAACATGAATGCTCCTTACGATCCGATGTTGTCCTGGGTGCACTTCGCCACAGCCGACAGCAGGCCGTTGACCGAGTCATAGAGCGGCGCGCATTCGACCTCGACCGTCACGATGCCGTCCGTGTCGCCTACGATGGCCGTCTTGAACGCGACTTTCTGGAAGGTCACCGAGATCGAGTGATAGTCGGTGCCCGAGATCAGGTCACCTTGCAGGCTGGCGGTCGCCGTGCCGGTGGTCTGGTTGCGGAGCTTGGTGAGTTCGGTCGAGCCGTTCTCGAACCGCGCCACGAACTTGAGCGAGGCCTGGCGGTCGCCGAACTCGAGCCGGCCCCTGATGGCCGCGTTGTCTTGCGTACCACTTCCCGGATAGAAGCCCGCATCCAGGCGCAGGTTGTTCTTGAAACCGAACTCGAGCGACACCAGGTTGCGGCTGGAGACGTAGTTGACGCCGTTGATGGTGACTTGGGCGCTCGCGGCGGGCAGCAGATGCTCGGTGGTGGCCGCCGGGATGGTGATCCCGCTCGGCTCGGTCGTCTTTCCGCAGCCGGCGAAGTTGATGGTGATCTTCGAGCTGGCACGGCCGGGGCCCGAGGCAAGCGTGATGGTGAAGTCCTCAACCAGGCAGCCTACGGCCATGCGGTCGAGCACCGCGCTGCCGCCTTGACGAATTGTCTCGATGAACGAGAAGGCCGGCACCTCGATTCCGCCGGTCACCGGATCCTGCGGGGTGCAAGTGTAGGTGATCGCCGTGATGCCGCTCTTGACCCGGTTACCGAGGCCGAAGACGAACGCCCACGCGGCGATCTCGCTCGTCAGGTACTTTTCGATGGTGCCCTGGACGTCCCAGGAGGTCGGATAGACGCGCGTCGCAAACTCGTGCCCCTTGCCCAGTTCAGCGGCGTCGTCTTCCGTGTTCAGGCTCACGGTCGACAGCGCCGCGTTGACCTTCGAAAGGCTCCAGATGTCGGCCGCGATGTTCGCCGTCTGGAGCGCGGTCTGCTTCTTGAAGCCGAAGCCGATCTTGGTTTCGCGGATGTTGGCGGGCATGGGTTACTCCTGATCCTCTTTGGGAGACTCCTCAGGCGGTGCGGGCGCCTCCACCTGCCGCCAGCCTTGAACCATCAAGGGAACGATCTCCTCCGGTACAGCAGGCACCAGCTTCTGCTGAGTGCCGTCAGGCGAGACAAGGTAGACGTGATCCATCAGTTGTCTCCGATCTCGGTGAAGCTCACCGTGACTTCGAAGTAGTCAGTTCCCTGCTCGTCGGTGGTCCGCTGGATGGAGGGCGTGTCCATGGGATGACAGCGGTCGTGAACCGTACTGTAAAGTAGCTTCAGCGCCGAACCTGCCGGCACCCCGTTGACGATCAGGCTGAACAGCTTGTAGTAGGCCGAGGGCGGATCGCTTTCGAACTTTTCGCCGGCCCGCAGGTAGAGCGACAGGTTGTGCTTCCATGCCTCGTTGGCCCCGAAGGTTCCCGGAACCGTCCCCTGCCAGGCGACCATGATCGACGGCACGGGCATCTCGTAAACGGCAGCCGGCAGGCTGACCCGCTTCGGATACGAATCGTGGTAGGCGTAGATGCGCTGCGCGTCGCCATCCATCTCGGCGACGAGATCCGGGATCGCGCGGAGCTTCGCAACCAGCGCTTCCACGAGTTCCGCCGGGTTGATCATCTCTGCTTGCCTCCGAGAAACCGTTCGACCACGAGCCTGGGCAGGATCTCGCGAAAGATCCGGCGCGCAGCCTCAGTGACCGCGGCGTTATTCGCCCGCGAGAACACCAGCCACGGCTCGATCCTCTCGTTCGCCAGCCCCTTGATCCGATCCTTGCGCGAGGTGAGCGAGGCCTTGGCCGCCTTTTCACTTACCGTTCGCACGCTTAGGTTTCGCAGCATGCTTCCGGTGAGCGAGAGGTCGCGCACCGCCCGGCGCCGGAGCCGCTTGCTCTTGAAGATCGCGTAGCGCTTGGTCAGCGGCCTTGCCGGCGCGTCGCTCTGACCCAGTCCCGCCGCGAGCCGGTTCTTCACCGCCGCCAGGCCGACCGTGCCCACCTTCAACATCTGGAACTGGCGGAAGTTCAGATGGTCGACACGCAGTTGTCGCTTGAACCAGATGCGGACACTGGCCACAGCTACGCGACCTTGTAGACCCGCAGCTCCTCGGCGAACACCCACGGGGAGTGCAGCACGAGGCGGAGCTCCGAGTGCTGCCACCCGTTCGGCCCGATGCAGATCAGACGGTCGGGCCAGGAGTAATCCCAGGGCGACGGCTTGTCTTCCTGGCCGGGGAGCTTCCAGAGGTGGCCGACGTACCGGGTGTCAAAGCAGGCGATGCTGAACTTCGCGAGATCGAAGCCCTTCGACTCCATCGCCCGGAAGACTTCCTCGAAGCCGTTCGGGTCAACCGCCATCGGCAGGTAGTTGATCGTGTAGCTGCGAACACTGCCGAGGGGAAGATCGTTCTTTGCAGCCGGCTCCGAGTCCACCAGGTCGGCACTTGTCCCAGAATCGCTCGCGAGGAGCTTGCCGTGCCGCAGCAGGAAGTCGCGGGCCTCAGCCGAGTCCTTGCAGTCAACGAAGAACTTCGGCCGCTTGTCAGGCGGCCTCGTCCGCGTGAACGTGGACGGCGCGGGCGGAGTGGAAGTAACGGGTTGCGGTGTCGGTCCGCCGACCACCGGCCCGGTGAAAAGATCCCAGAATCCCATTGGTTTTCCCTCCTTGTTGATGTGCCATCTCAGATGGCGCGGTTGAAGTGCAGTACCAGACGCAGGCCTCCGCCTGCGTCTGCCTCGATGTCGACGACCTTGTAGATCGCGGCACCAACCGTCACCTCGTCGCCGCGCTGAGGCGGCTGCGAGAAAGCAGCCGCTTTCGCAAAGAGCAATGCGTAGGTCCCCGGCGCCGCATCCTCGCGGCGGGCTCCCAGCTCGAGGATCCCCGTGAGCGTGAACGCCACACCGCTTTGCGGCGTGTAGGTGACCGTGCGCCCAAACGCCGCCAAGCACGCCGCGTTCAGCGCATCCGCGGCCGAGTCCCAGGTCATCGGCTACGTCTTGGTCCCTTTGACCAACACTTCGGGCCGCAGGCAGACCGGCAACGGGTTGCTTTGCGAGTGCAAGTCGGTGCCCCGTCCGAACTTCCGCGGCTCCTGCTTGGCATAGAGCGGCAGGCCAAGGGTGTTCGCCGTCTCGTTGAAGTCCCCCGGCGCAAAGTAGGTCCGGAAGGTGTTGGCAGTGCCCAGCGGAAAGAAGTGCGCCTCGTCGTCGGCAATGAACTTGCGCACGTTGCCCGCAGCATCGGTTGCCTGGCCCCGGTATTCCTCGAAGGTCACCCCGCCGAACGTGAAACCCGTCCGGTTGTCGGAAAGCAGAGCGAGGCCGTTCTGCCAGCGCGAGTAGGCTTCTTTGACCTTCGCATGGGTGGTCAGCGCATCGAAGAAACCAGCCGAGCACAGGCACATGATTCCCGTCATGAACTCGCCCTTGAGGTTGTCTTCGATATGGCGCTTGACCTCCAGGACCTTCGTCAGGACCTCGGTGCTCGCTGTGGTCAGGGCGAAGCTGACCGTCTTCGCCGTGATCCCGAACTCGCTGTAGAGGTCGTAGAGGGTGGAGGCGTCGGCATCGAGGATCACGCCCTTGAGCGCCCCCATGCGCAGGTGCTCGAGCGTGATGGCGTGCTTATTGCGCATGTTCTGGAGCTTCTGGGCCAGCAGGCTCGCGAGAGCTTCCATCTCGTTCTCCGAGCCGAACGCGCGGATGCCCTGGACCTCCTCGGGGAGCACCGCATCGTCGTGCGGGATGTGAGGGATCACGAACGAGCGCACCTTGCGCTTGCCCATCGTGCCCACCGTACCCGGCGACCCCACCGGCTGGGTCGGCAGAAGGTTCAACACCCCGCTCATCTCCTCGACGATGATGGTGCGGGTCCGCACGCCCATCGGCGGCATGAGGCTCAACTGCTCCAGGCGCCCGTACTGGTTCGGGATCTTGTTGATGGCGGCCGTCAAGGCCACCATGTCAAAGGCGTCAGACGAGAATGGATTCAGCATGGTTGGTTACGCTCCTTCGCGGACCTTGATGTTTGCGGCCTTGAGTTGCGCGATCGCAGCATCTTTCTGAGGCTGGGTCGCGCCCGCCGGCCAGACCAGACCGTTGGTGGCCGCCACCGCCGGGCCGTTCACGATAGCGGTGCCCTTGGCGTCGATTCCGTTGGGCGCCGTAACGTCGGCGACCAGGATGCCGTAGGCCTTGTCTGCTCCGTCGGTGGCGGCGAAGTCGATCTGCTTGACCTTGCCTGACCCGGCAGCCACCGTGATGGTGAAGGCGTCGCCGGCGACGAAATCGACGGCACCGTCAGCGATGGTGAAAGTGAGATGGGTGGTGAAGGCCGTGCCCACCACAGCGGTCCCGATCACGACACCGTCCGGGTCTTCGGCGATGAACGTGCCGCCGTTGGTCGCGGGTTCGATGCAGGTGATGCGGTAGACGCCGGGCTTGGCAGCCTGGCCCACGGTCGGCGCGGCGGTGATGGTGCCGTTGCCGGTGTTGCCCGCGACGGCCGCGCCCGTGGCAGCGCCCTTGGTGATGCGGCCGAGCACCATCGCGGTGATGAGCACCCGGTCGGCGCCGGCGCCGGCGAGCACGGTTACCGGCTCGCGGCAATAGAGGGCCTCGGCTTCGTACTTGAGTACGTCGCCGAGGTACAAACCTTCAGTCTTGACGGCCATGCTAGTTCACTCCTTTTGCCGCCAGCTTTTCGACGGCCTTGATGACGGGGTTGTTTTCGAGTGAGGGCTTCGCGCTGGTGCCGGTCTCCGGCATCACGTGCGAGCGAATCTCGACGGCGTCTTCGGCCACCCGGGCCTCCATCAGGCACTGCCGAGCCTCGGCGGGCGTGATGCCGCGGGCCAGCAACCGCGCGGCCTTGGCGGGCATGCCGGCCAGGGCGCAGAGCTCGACGATCTCCCGCGCCTCGCCGTAGCCCTGCTTCCGCGCCTCCGCCCGGATCGCTTCAATGTCCACGGCAGGCGCAGGCTCGGCGATTTCGGTCCGAACCGGTTCCTCGTTCATGGTGGTTTTGCCTCCTGGTTGAAATAGGGTGCTGCGAGGGCCGATCGCGGCTCGCAGGTCGTTCAGCGCGTTTTCAGGCGTGCCAACGCGATCGGCCAGCCGGACGTTCACGCCGTCGCTGCCGAGAAAGACCGCCGACTCAGTCCCTCGGATGGCAGCTTCGGAGAGACCTCGGTTCCGCGCGACAGCCGCGACCAGCATCCCGTATGTCCGATCCACGGCAGCTTCGAGAACCTGGTGCGCCTCCGCACTCAATGGCACGTGAGGATGGAGGTCGGCCTTGCGGGCCCCGGCGTGAACGATGGTGTACTTGAACCCGAGCTTCTCGTCGTTGCCGGTCATGTCAAGGTGCGTAACCATAACCCCGACCGAGCCGACGCCGGAAGTCCGGCTCACATAGATCCGGTCGGCGCCCGAGGCCAGCAGATACGCCCCGCTCAACGCGTCGTTGTTGGCCACGGCAAAGATCGGCTTCGCCGACCGCGCGGCGTAGACGGCGTCGGCCGCATCGAAGGCACCCGCGACCTCTCCTCCGTGCGAGTCGATGTCGAGCAGGATGGCCTTGACCGCCGGGTCCTTGGCGGCGTCCTGAACCTCACTCTGGATGTCGGTGTAGGAGCGCAACCCCGAGAGCGCATCCACACCGTGGGACTTGTGGACCAGCGTGCCCTCAATCGGGATGATCGCGATGCCATCCGAGGTGATCTCGAAGGCTTTGCTCGCGGCCTGGGCGCCCGCAGCGCCGGCGGCGCACGCTGGATCGAGTCCGAGGCGCGGTGCGAGCACACCGAGGATCACCTCGAGCTTCTGCGGGGCGATCAGGAGGGGCGTATCAAAGATTCGCGTCGCCAGATGCGCCAGCGTCTTCATCGTCTTCCTTTCGAGGATCGGAGTCGTACTCGAGGCCCAGCGCGTCGGCCCGCGCGTTGTCGGCGGCAATCTCGCGGTCAATCGCCTCGGCGTCGTAGCCCTGCTCGGAAACCACCTCGGCGCGGCTCTTGAAGCCGGCCCGGACGGCCATGATCTGGGCCTTGATGTCCTTCAGCGGATCAACCCACGCCCAGCCCGGCGCGATCCACTTCACATCGAAGAGACCTGCATCATCGGCCGCGGCCCGTAGCGCCCCCGCAAGCAGCGCCGCCTCGATCCACTGCCTCCAGATCGGGCGGCACATCTGGTAGACAATCACCTGGTGCTGGAACTGCTCGCAGCGCCGGCGAAACTCAAGCAATCCGGCGCGGATCGACGAGTAGTTGACCCCGGTGAGATCCCCCGTCAACTGCTCGTAGGTGATCCCCATGCCGGCGGCGATCGAGCGCAACTGGACCCGCATGAAGGTCTCGTAGGCCGCGCCGACGTCTGCCGGAGTCGAGAACTTCACGTCCTCGCCAGGCAACAGCACCTGCAACGTGCCAGGCTCGAGGCCGGCGAGCGAGGCGCCGCTTGAGTCCGGGGCGCCTTCCCCGAGGATCTGATCCTCGGGAGCATTCTTGGTGACGAACCCAGCGAACATCGCCGCCGTCTTCTTGCGCACCAATTCGGCGTCGTCGTATTGGTCCAGTTCGTAGAGCTTCACGAGCACCTGCGTCAGCCACGGCTGGCCGCGGAGCTGCCCGGGTCGCAGCGGGCGGAACAAGTGCAGAACCGAATCCGCGGCCACCCGCAGCAGCTCGGTCGACGCCATCGGGTTCGAGGTATCGCCCGGGTGCTCGCGATACAGGTGGTACGCGACCCGGCGCCCGATCTTGTCGAACTCGATGCCCGCGCGGATGTAGTTGCCGTTCTCGAGTCTCCGCGTCTCGTTCGCCGGCAGGTGCTCGCCCTCGAGCAACTGCAACTGGAGCGGGACGCTCAATCCATCCCTTGGCAGCCTCGGTCGCAACCGGATGAAGCACTCGCCGGCCTCCATCACCGAGCGGCAGGCCATGGCCTGGAGACCGTAGAAGTCGGTCAGGCCCGTGGCGTCGGCCTCGTCTGTCCATCGCAGCCACAGCTCCTGAATCCGCTCCTTGAGCCCCGCGTTCGAGTGCAGCGACTGCGGCTTGATCCGGGTTCCGATGGCGTTGGCGACGAAGGCATCGAGTGCATTCGCGGCCCACGGGTTCCGCCGCACCATGTCCCGCGAGCGGGACCGCAGGGTGTCGGCGCTGCGGAAGACCAGCGTGTTGATGTCGCTGGTCGAGACGATCCACCCAGCAGTACGGCGGGTGCTGGCGGCCGCCTCGTAGTCGGCCGCCGCCCAGAGCCGCGGGAACGCAGCCTGCAATCGCTTCCAAAGGCGCAACCTCAGAAACCTTTCTGCGTCGAGACCCGGATCTGCCGCGTGACCGGGGTGTTCGTGTCCTTGGCCAGTTCCGCTTCGGCCGCCGCAATGGCAGCCTTCAGCTCGTCGATGCTGCGGTACTCGATCTCACGATCCGCGAAGCGGACGCGCCGGGCGCCGTTGGCCAGGGCATCGCGTAGCGCTTGAAGCTGCTGGTCGGTATAGGGCATTTCAACGACCCAGAAAGTTCGAGCGGATGATGCGACGCACGGATGCCGGCCTCTGCTCGATCACGACTGCATGCGGGGCCGGCTGTCCAATCTCCTGCCGTTCCTGCTTGCGCTTGATCGCCGCGCCCACCTGATCTTCGAGCGCCTTCCAATGGCGTTCAGTGAACCGGTCGAGGCCATAGACCGCTGCGGCCGCTCGCGCATAGACTCGGCAATCGAGGGCTTCGTTGCGTTCCCGCATCTTCTGCCACTCCATCCGACGGTAGCCTTTAACGATCCTCGTCACCAGTTGCTCGGCGGTCAACTGCTTGAAAAACTCCTCGGAGTACTTCGGGAAATGCGAGTACCCAGGCGGAAACGGCTCGCCGCTTTCCTCAGTCGGCTTCTCCAGGCGCAGCCAACGGTAGATCTCCTCCTTGATCAGCCCCGTGCACACCGGCCAGACGCGGATGCCGCGGCGCATCCGCTTGCCTGCCGCAGAGACGTCGACTGCCGTCGCTTGGCCCACCGGCGCCGCTCCCCGCTCGATGCCCTTGATGACCATCACCCGGGGCGAGGCCTGCTTTCGCGCCCAGTTGTAGACCTCCTGGGTCGCGTAGCCCGAGTCCACGGCCAGGCGGACAAGCGGCAGTTCCACGCCGGAGCCGGTCCCGTAAGTTTCATCGAGCAGTCGCGAGATCTGCTCCCAGACCTCGCTGCGCGAGGTATCTCCCTCGAAGACCCGATACTCGACCGACCACGACTCCTTGCCGCGGCCCCACGCGACCACCTCGCACTCGATGCGGTCCCGCTGCACATCAACGCCAGCCGTGAGGAACAGCCCGCCAGCCGGCACCGTGCCGATCTTGTAATCCTCGCGCCGCTCGTACAGCCGCTGCCAGTCGGGCGCCTCGCCCATCTGCGTCCAGGTCTCCCCCAGTACGGTGTTCACGAACACCTGCAGCAGCGCGTGATCCTTCTGAGCCTGCTCGAACATCTTGGCGGCGTCGGCCCAACTGAACCAGCCCACCGGGCTGTAGAGGCTCGAAAGATGAAAGCCCGCCGTGCGCCCATCACCGACTGCGTTTGGCCGCCACTCACCCCGCGCGAGCATCTGGTGCTTCTGGTGGTTCTCGATCCGGGCGCCGCAGTGCTCGCAGACATACACCGCCTTCTCGGGCTCACTTTTCGGCCAAGTGAGCTGAGCGAACTTCAGCACCTGGAACTCGCCGCAGGCCAGGCAGGGGACCCAGTAGCGCCGCTGGTCGCTCTCCTCGAAGGCCTTCTCGACCCGGCTCAGCCCGGCGATCTTCGGCGTCGAGGCCAGAAAGACTTTCCGCCGTGCGAACGTTCGGGTTCGAGCCAGCGCTAGGTTGACCGGATCGCCCTCGCCGTCTACATCGCCGGGGTAGCCGTCCACCTCATCCAGGAACAGATACCGCGCCGCCATCGAGCGCAGGCCCACGGCGCTGTTGGCGCCCGTCATCACGAGCACGCCGCCTGGGAACTCTTTCGCCAGAACCGTGTTTCCGCTGTCACGCGATCGCGGATCACGGACCAGCTTGCGAAGCACCGTGCTCTCCTCGATCAGCGGATCGATACGCTGCTTCGAGTTCCGCTTGGCCATCTCGACCGTGGGTTGCACGGCCATCATGGGCCCCGGCGCCTGGTGAATCACATAGCCGGTCCAGTTGTTCCCGCACTCGGTCGCGCCCACCTGCGCCCCTTTCATGAACACGACTCGCTCGACTTGCGACGACGGCGAGAGGCAATCCATGATCTCTTTCAGGTAGGGCGTGCGACTGGTTCGCCAAGGGCCCGGTTCGGCCGATGCGCGCGTCGAGAGGACCCGGTACTGATCCGCCCACTCGGAGATCGTCAGCAGCGGATCAGGCCGGGAGCCGGCAGCGGCGGCCGCAGCGTAGATCTCATCCGCTGTTTGTGCTGTCAGCAAACTCAAGCAGCGCCTTCCGAACCTCGGTGGTCAGAATCTCGTGCACCTTGCGGGGGTCGCTCTCGGCGGCGAGCATCGCCGCCACGCGATCCGGGATGTTCAGCATCCCGTCGCGAAATGTCCGGAACCGATTGAACGCCGCGACCTGCACTTCATCGCGGCTAACGAGCTTGCCGAGTCGCTCCTCGTACTCGATCTTGGCCAGCCGCGCCAGGTAGTTCTCGCGGACGGCGCGCGCGCGGGCGTAATCAAGCCCGCCCGCCGCGCCCAGGTCGGCCCGGGGCGGCTCGGGCGACGGCTGCGCCGCGGGCCTGGGCGGAGGCGATGGAAAGGCGATGGTGTCGCGCGCCTTGGGCCCCGTGTTGCGCCCCCAGGCCGCGTCGGCCTGCTCGGTGTCGATCTTGCCATCCGCCGTCGTCCGAATCCGCCCCGATTGAATCGCCTTCTGAACCGCTCTCAGGCTTACACTTCGGTGCCTCGCGTAGCCCCTGAGGCTAACAATCGCCATCGCATTTTCTTGCCCGATCTATCGAGATTCCGCTTGCCTTCCCGCGCGAACGAAGCGATGAATGGGGTCCCTATGATCACTCGCGACCAACTGATTCAGTGGGCCACGGCGAACGGCTGGGAGCTTGACCGCTTCGGGCACCTCCAGAAGGTTGAGCACGAGGGCTTGCGCCATTACCGGCTCAAGGTCAGCCGCATCGCCGTCCGCTACGAGATTAAGTCGCACGCCGGTTGGGTGCGCGTCCGCAGCGGCTACCTCAAAAACCTCACAATTACTGCCGACGGCAAGCTCGCCGGCATGAAGTTCTGACAAAAGGAGACAGCAAACGATGACCACTTTCACCATAGACTGCGACAACAACATCACGGCGTTCGCCTCACTCAAAGAGGCCAAGGCCGCTGACATCGCCGGGGCCGAGTACTTCAGCAGTGAGGAAGAGCTGGCCCAGCTCGCCGCATCCTGGTCCCCGGCCGGTACTCGCGGGCGCGGCAGCTCCAAGTTGCTCGAACTCTGGAACAGCCTACCCGGCGTCACCCCGGTCAAGAAGTTCACCGACCGCACGACGGCCCTGGCCAGGATCTGGAAGGCGGCCCAAGCCCTGACGCCGCCCGGTGTGCCACACGGCGCCCCTGACGCGCCGAAAGCCAAGGGGTCGAGGAAGAAGGCCACCTCGGGTAAGAAGGCCGCCCCTGCCCAAAACCGCGAAGCCCGCGACGGCAGCAAGAAGGCCCAGGTCCTGGAGCTGGTGCGCCAGTCCGACGGCGCGACCTTGAAGGACCTCATGTCCGCGACCGGCTGGCAGGCCCACAGCGTCAGGGGCTTCATCAGCGCGAGCTTGGTCAAGAAGATGGGCCTCAAGGTCGAGTCCTTCAAGACGCCCCAGGGCGACCGCGCGTACCGCGTGTCGTAGCAGGCCTGCCATGATGACCGAGTTCGAAGACCACGGCGAGGAGGAGCAGCAGCTCCTCCTCCGCCACTTGGACCGCCTGAAGACGCAGGGCGGGGCCGGCGCTCCGCCTCCCCCGCCCAAGCTCAATTGGTTCTGGCGCCTGCTCGGCCGCATCTGGCTCGCCTACGTGCGCTGTCGCTACGGCCGCCCCACCTGAGCATCCCGTCACGGTTACGCCGGCGGGGTCCAACCCCCCGGCGGCGCTTCTCTTCCACCAATCGTCACCTTCGATCGATCACGCTAATCGGTTCGAAGAGAAATCTGGCAGGTGGCCTCAAAGGGATTTCCAAGTTGCCTAATCGAGTCCCTTGAACATGGCGGACAGCGTCACGTCCAATCCCTTGGCGATGGCTCGGAGGCTACTGAGAGTCACATTGCGTTCGCCGCGCTCCACCGAACCCATATAGCTTCGATCCAGCCCGCAAACGTGCGCGAACGCCTCCTGGCTCCACCCCCGCCGCTTGCGCAGCTCTCGGATTCGCAGGCCCAACCGCCTCTGGAAATTCTGGAGATCCTGTTGCACTCCAGACAGCTTGAAGCTATACTGCCTCTCTGTCCACGGACTATGCGCACACGGACTATGAGAATCGAAACCGCGCGGCGGTCTGAAATCACCTTATGAAGCTCGACCGGCTGATCGAAATCATCCACGAAATGCGGCGCGAACTGCAGGCTATCGAGGAGTGTATCGCCGCCCTGGAGGTTCTTGCTACCGGTCGCCGAAAGCGCGGGCGACCGCGCAAGAGACCCTTGCCACTGGGGAAAAGCCGCCCCAGGGCTGAAAGCCGCTAAGCATTGTCCGCCGGCGTCGCCTGATCGATGGGCGGCGCTTTTTTCTCTTTCCCGCGCTCGGCCGTGACCTCCTCGAACGTGCGCCCATCGCCCTCCAGCACGGCCGCCTTGCCAGCGAATTCCATCCAGCGCCGGATGATCACGTCCGCGTAGCGCGGGTCGATCTCCATCAGTCGCGCCTGCCGGCCCAGCCGCTCACAAGCGATCATCGTCGTGCCGGACCCGCCGAACAGATCCAGCACCACATCGCCCTTGCGGCTGTTGTTGGCGAGCGCCCGCTCGACGAGCTCCAGCGGCTTCATCGTGGGATGGTCCCGGTTGGCGGCAGGCCGGTCGATCAACCACAGATCGCCCTGATCGCGCGCGCCGCACCAGTAGTGCTTCGATCCCTCCGGCCAGCCGTACAGGAGCGGCTCGTACTGCCTCCGGTAATCGCCCCATCCCAGGGTGAAGTGATTCTTGCCCCAGATGATGAACGTCGACCAGTGTCCGCCGGCCTCCGTGAACGCCCGGTAGAGCGTGTGCAGCTCCGAGGACGACATGCAGATATATATGGCGCCCTCCGATGCGGCGATGAGGTTCGCGCAGGCGGCCCTCAGAAAATCGAAGAACTCGTCGCCCAGGGAATCGTTCTGGATTCGCAGCTTGTCCTTGGTCCGGCCCTCGTAGTCGATGTTGTAAGGAGGGTCGGTCCAAACCATGGCGGCTTTCTCGCCGGCCATCAGCTTCTCGACTTGCGTTACCGCCGTCGCATCGCCCACCAGCAGCCGGTGCCGGCCCAGGATCCAAAGATCGCCGCGCGCAGTGACTGGAGCTTCCGGCGGCTCCGGCGCGGCATCCTCGTCACCGTCACTAGCGATCTGGTGTGGCTCCGTGAGAAGCGACTCCAGTTCCTGATCGGAGAAACCGATCAGGTCCAGGTTGAAGTCGTCCTCACGCAGCGCCTCGAGTTCCAATCGCAGCAGCTCTTCGTCCCATCCTGCGTTGAGCGGCAACCGGTTGTCGGCCAGAGCCAGCGCTCGACGCTGGGTCTTGGTGAGGTGCTCCAGGATGATGACCGGGACCTCGACCATCCCGAGCTTCCGGGCTGCCAACAACCGCGCGTGGCCGGCGATGAGAACTCCGTCCGGCCCGACGAGAACTGGATTCACGAATCCAAACTCGGCGATCGACGCCGCGATCTGCGCGATCTGCTCATCCGAGTGGGTGCGCGCATTGGTCGCGTAGGGAATCAGCTTCTCGACCGGCCAGTGCTGGACCGCGAGGGCAAGGCTCATTTCTGCTTGCGGTAAGGCTCGGTAGCCGGCGTGCCGTCCGGGTTGATAAAGTGGGCCAGCACCGCGGTGAGGCCCTGAACGGCCGAGAGCGCCACCATCGCCCAGAACCTCCCACGCGGCGGCAGCAGATCGACCGTTTGGTTTAAACCCTGCGCCGCCAGCGCCAGCATCTGAATCGCAACGTTGACGGAAAACTTCATCTTCGTCAGCTCCTGAAGGTCTTTGAGAATCGGTCGCAGTCGCCACCAGAGGCGAACTTCGCGGATCATCGGGTCGCGGCCCGGCGCTGCGGGCCGTAGCAGGGCATACCGTTGGGCTTGTGGCGAATGGACCGCGAGTCCCGCGAGCGAAGATCCGGTTGACCATCCACAGTCACTTCGCGCGAGGCCGCGACTTGCTCGAACGTCTCGCCCGTGGCTGCCAGCGTGGGCACCAGATCCGGGATCGCGTTCCTCATGCGCCGGAGGATCACGTCGCAGTAGGCCGGGCTGATCTCGATGCCATAGCCGACCCGGTCGAGCAAGGCGGCGGCAACCATCGTCGTCCCGCTGCCGAGAAAGGGATCGAAGACCGCGTCCCCCGCGTCAGAGAACGCCTTGATGAAGAACTCCGGAATCGCCCGCGGGAACGGCGCGGAGTGCGAACCCTGGGAGGCCTCGGTCTTCGCCTCGATCACGTTGCTGGGCCGGGCCAGGCCCTCCCGCCGCGGGTGCTCTCCCAACAACCCGCTTCCGCTGTTCGATCGGGGTGTGTCCGGTGAGTAATCGAAAACGGCGTCCGACTGATGGCTCACCGTTTCGGGCCGGAACTTGATCTCACCGCCCGAGCCCGTGAAGTGGAAGATTGGCTCCCACGCATTCTTGAACCGGTTGCCCCATCCGCCGGGCACTCCGTTGTCAGTCTTGCGCCAGCAGAACTCGTCGACGAACCGCCAGCCCCACTGGCGCACATGGGCGACGGTCAAATCCTTGACGTAGAGGTGCCGCTGTCCGTCTTCGGCGTGCTCCTTGATGTTGAGGAAATAGGAGCCGTCCGCCGCCAGGACCGACGCGATGTTCTCGGCTACAGCCCGATACCAGTCGATGTACTCCTCGGGCGCCACCGGACGGAAGCCGCTCGCCGGGTCGTACTCGCGCTGCGTCGCGTAGGGCGGCGACGTTACCACCACACTGGCCTGTCGGCCCTCGAACAACGAGGCCACGACTCCGCCGTCCCGGCAATCGCCGCAGAGCAACCGATGCGGGCCAATCAGCCACAGGTCGCCAGGCTGGGTGACTGCAACAGCGGGTGCATCGGGGATCTCTTCGTCGGGCTCAGCTTGCGGGTCTTTCTCCTCGCGCAGCAGTTGCCCGAGATCCTCCTCGCTGAAGCCCGTTAACCCCAGATCGAATCCATCGGCCTCCAGCGCGGTCAGCTCCGTCACCAGCAACTGCTCATCCCAGCTCGCCAGCTCCGCCAGCCGGTTATCCGCCAGCAGGTACCCGCGCTTCTGCGTCTCGCTCAGGTGATCCAGTACGATCACTGGGACTTCAGCAAGGCCCAGCTTCCGCGCCGCCAGCAGTCGGCCATGGCCAGCCACGATCCCGGCCTTCGAATCCACCAGGAGTGGCGCGTTAAAGCCGAATTCGACAATGCTCGCGGCAATCTGGGCGACCTGGGCGTCCGAGTGGGTGCGCGGATTCTTGCTGTACGGGACCAGCCGGTCAATCGGCCAGATCTCAATGCGCCTGGCCATCGCCGGGGTCACGCGCTCAACTGCTGAAGCTTGGCACCCAGATCCAGTAGGCAACGATCAACCCCTCGCCCGCGGTGTTGGCGTCCACGTAGTAGTCCGACGGCCGCAGCTCCCCGGCGGCGGACTCGATCACCAGGTCGTCGGCCACGCCGCCGCCGGCGCCGGTCGGCCAGAACTCTTTGATCACTCCGGCGCCGGTGGCCTTGTTCATTCCCTGTACCCCGAGGAACACCCGCCCCACTTCGCCGATCAGGACGGCGAAGCGCATCCGGTGCGCCCGGAGGGCAGTGTCCGTGGTGACCCGGACCGGCGTTCCCGGTGTCGCGACGGCGACCTTGCCAAACGATCGCGCCTGGAGGGATGCGGAGTCAGCCATGGAGTCTCAACACCATCCCCGCTAGGGCGGCGCGCATCTCTTTCGCCAGGATCCCCTCGATGTTGCCTGGATCGGATTCACGCGCCAGCACGGGAGCAATGCGGCGGGCGACCATTAGCATCGCGGCCTCAACCTCGCTTCGGTTGACCAGTCGCCGGATGCGCTCCTCGCATTCAATTTTGGCGAGTCGCGCCAAGTGGCCGTCACGAAGCACTGCGGTATGATCCACATCCTGCGGGACCGAATAGGTCAGTGGCGCCCGGCGCAACCGTGTGTTGCGCGCCCAATCCAGGTCGGCTCGGTCAACATCGATCCTGCCGTCGACCAGCTCAATCCGCCGTGAGCGTATCGCCTTCTGAACGGCGTGCAGACTCACGCCACGATGTTTGGCATACGCCCTGAGGCTAACCAGCGGCACCGACGCTTTCTCCTGCCCTCTCGCCTATCAGGAAAGCCCGGAACTCAAGAGCGCCTTCCCTCGTAGCTTCCGAAAGTTGGCAGTTGGTCGCCGCGAACTCACCGTGGAGTGCAGTCGCAGCGAAGTCGTAGGCGAATGCAGCTTCCTGTGGAGTGTCGAAGAGCCCCACGTGGTACGATCGGCCCTCAAATGCCACGGCCGCCTTCCACCGGCGTCTGGCAGACTCGAAGCAGACCCCCTTATAGCCGGACGTATTTCGCTTATTGCGACTGCAGTTTCTGGCTTGCTCGCCGTCGGTTGCAAAGCGAAGGTTCGAGCGCCGGTTGTCGAGCCGGTTGCGGTTGATGTGGTCAACTTCCACTCCCGGCGGCGCCCCGAGAGTCACGCGGTGCAAAAGCACAATTCTGGCGCGCCATCCCCCGTTCTGGTGGTTCTGCCGCTTCTCCCGGCGAGCGGCATAGCCGCTCACCTCGAGGCGCCAAGTCAATCGGGCCAGTTGCGCGTCCTGTTCATCGATCAACGTATACGCGACGATCTCACCGCGATTTCTCAGCGGAATCCACAGCGCCCCAGGGACGGGATCCGGAGGGAGCTTCGACGCGCGAGTGCCCATCCTAGTGACGACCTTTCTGGGTGACGACCCTGGGTGACGACCCCGAGGTCGTCAGCTAACTCTCTGGCAACAAAGCACCAACCCATCGGGTGACGACCCAGGGTGACGACCTTTTCCCGGACCGTATCGCTGGCGAAATCGTGCAACCATCCCACCCTCGGCCGCGAGATGATTCTCAGTACCTATTTGGAATAAAATCTGCTTGTCCCGGACTCAGGTTTCGACGCGCCGCCTCCGAATCCTCGCCGCGATGGTCAACGCGGTTTGCTGCGCGGTAGTCGCGCCGACTCGCCGGCTTCGCTCGGCTTCATCCTCGGCGACATCCAGGCAGACGGCTCTGGTTGAAGCTATGGCCCCGCTGGCGCACGCCCAACAATGCCTCGCGCAACAGCTCGGTCAAACCCTCCGCGTTGTCGGAGGCCCTGAGATCGAAGCGCCGGCAGATCCGCTCGGGCCAGCCGCACTGGGGTTACGCTCTTGCGCATGGTTTGAGGTTTGCCGGAGCCATCTCCTGCTTAGCCCGGCAGATCTCTGCCAACTGTCGCAAGACGCGCTGAAAGGGCCGGCCGCTCCAGCGCGAAAGCAACCCACGCTCGATCGCCAGGAACTTGCCGCCAGCCCGCACCCGCTCAGCCCGCATGGTCAAGGCCCCTCGTTTCTCTACCGACCGATCCTGCCGGGCGTCTCGCACCGCGACGGCCGCTTTCGCGCGTCCCGCATACCGATGGTTCTGGCTGGAATGGTTACCTCGACGAACTCATCGCAGGGGATTCCGTCTTTCATCAGCACGCGGACCACGGACCTCCGTGGGGGGATGCGAATCTTGGCTGGAAAACCGTGGCTGGTGGAAGACTTGATCGGCTACTGCAGTCAGCGCCCTCGAATCGCCAGGAAAAGGTGCCTGCTGGCGCCCTTTCTCTTGCCGAAACCCAAGAGCACGCCGGGGGAGATCATCGGCAGGTTCGCCAACTCCGAAAGTTTCGCCATCCCGGTGTGCGCTGCCCGCTCATACCAGTAGCGCGTCACGTCGACCGACTTTTGCGCGGAGCGATGCCGGTGGTCCGACTTAATGAATCGGATGGAGACTCCGGGGTCGACCCACTCCGCTCGCCCCTGCGCCACAAAGCGCTTGGCGCGATTCCTTGAAGTGAATCGACAGTCGGAAACCGGGTTTTCAATCCGGATGCTTTTGCGCACAGGTCTCCCGTGAGGCCCAAGTTGGATTGCGGGTATTCCCGCAAGGAACTAACATGTGTTGAGGGACCTTTCGGAGGGTGCGCCTTGCGCTGGCCTGTCGAACCGAGCCTTCACCGTAAACATACGCGGAACAGCGCCAGAGTGTATATCCCCAGATTCACTTTTTCGCGGGATCCAATCCGGACTATCCACGGCTGTTCGACGTCCGGGTTGTAGAAGCGCTGCCTTACCTCAACGGGCGGCGGGCCGATGATCTCGATGGACTGCCGCGTGACTTCGCCCAGCCGGTCGTTCGGGCCGATGTAGCACACCAGGCCGGACTTAGCCGCGAACGACCTCCGTTGGAAGCCATCGGATCGATAGAGGCTCTCGAGCGTCCACCCGAGACCGAGAGCCTGGTCCCGGATCTGGTCGACCAAGCCTCTGGCGCGCTCCAGCGCCTCGTGATGGGCGTCCGAGACGACGGGCCGGCTGCCGGTACCGTCGCGAGAAGGCGGAGCATCTGGCGCCGGCGGTCGATAGTCGGCCTCGTTGAGATCGCGGATTGCCTCCAGCAGCGCGGCCTCACCGAACGCCGCCTTCGCCCACTCCTGGATGGCATTGAACCTGGTTCGCAACTCGTCGAACGCCGTCGAGTCAAGGTGGCCTCCCTCGGCGGCTTGCTTGGCCAGCAACATCTTCGACCGCAGCCAAACGAAGTACTCCGGATCGAGCCGCCGGTAGCAGGTGTCGTTGATCTGGAGATCGCGGGCGAACCACTCGGGCCGGTCAGTTAACCAGGTGTCCAGCGCGGGTGAAACGTACAACGCCGTGGACGCCGCAGCCCGCGGCCGCGGTAGTGGAAGAGCGGCCGCGGTCATGATGCCCTCCGGTGTCCCAGTGTCTTCCAGTCCCACGCCGACGAGACTGGGGCACCGTGAGTGGTTGATGGTGAGCCACTTACGATTCGGTGTCCCAGTGTCCCAGTTGTCCGGGTCGCCCTCCTACACTTCCTATAAAAATTACGCTTCACATCCTTATTCCACTCAGCACCACACGTTATTCTTCTCTGTATCCTTTTATAAGGAGCAGACTGGGACACTGGGACACGGCTCCTAACCGAGTTTGCCTTCATCGAGTTGCCCGTGTCCCAGTACTGGGACACCAGACTGGGACACGCCCCACAAGACTGGGACACCGACTTGGTCGGCATTATTCCAGCCTCCTGTATCGCCACTCCCGGCTCTCTCGCGGGCCGCATTTGAACCGCTCCCAACCGTGGGCCCTCAGACAGCGCGCCACGCGGATCTTGTCCCACTGGGTCCACTGGTCCTTTCGCTTCTCCAGGCACAACGACAGCACCTCCTCGATGGACACCGATTCCCTCCCCGCAGCCCACTGCATGATCAACTCGTCCCACGGGTCCCCCTCGTAACGGTCGGCCTGTTCGTCGGCCGCCTGGCGGTTCAACTCGACGGAATCGAGCCACCAGACCTTGCCATCGAAGTACAGCGACACGGCCTCAGCCCAGAGTTGATCCCGGTCGCGCGCCAGCGCATCGACGTCGATCACCGGGGCTTGGCACTCCACCGGCCAGAACCGCCGCCCGCCGGTTTCATCCCGCAGATAGGTGCTGTGGTTGACGCTGCCGGCGAAAACGCATTGGCGCGGTGATTCGATCGGGCGCTTACCATACGGTGGCCGGAAGCGATCCGTCGACCGGCTCATGAAGGCCTTGATCCGGCCGACCTCGGAACGCGACATCGAGTCGAGCTCGGCGATCTCGATGACCCACACCCCACGGGTTTGCAGCGCGCCGTCTTTGGAGCCCAGATCGGCAATCTCGTCAGTGAACCAGGGTTCCGCAAGCACCCGCAGTGCAGTCGATTTCTTGATCCCCTGCGGTCCCTCAAGGATCAGGCAGCAGTCTGCCTTGCAGCCTGGCTCGAACACGCGGGCGATGGCTGAGATCATCCACCGCGAGCCTACGGCTGTTGCGTAGCCAGATCGCTCGACGCCCAAGTACGTGCTCAGCCAAGTGTAGAGGCGGGCAGTGCCGTCCCACTGAAGCCCCCTGAGGTACTGCCGCACGGGGTGGAATGGATGGGCGCCGGCAACGGCCTCAACCGCCTGGCCGGTAACTTCGGCTGAAACGAAGATGCCCTGGTGATGGAGCCACTCGGTCGTCAGGATGTCCTCCCGCGTGGCCCACTCGAGCGGCATCCGTGTGTCGGGCGGCATCCACGGCGCCGGGCGCTGCATGACGGTGCAATGGGCAAACTCGTTGTGCTCCAGGACGCCGGCCCATTCCGGCGCGGCCCGCAGGGCGGTGATCGCGTTGGCGAGGACCGGTTTGATCGTGCCGTTGAGGTTGAGTAGCAACGACGATCGCCAATCGTCTCCTGGTTGTCCCTGGGTTTGGGCCATAGCCAGGGTCTGGGCCCCACGTTGCCGGCCGCCGTTCGAAGATCGCCCGTACTTGCTCCGGGCGCGGTGGTCGAGGACGACGACTTTCAACTGCCGGCGCAGGGTGCTGACGGGGAGCTTGGCTTTGCCGATCTGATTCTGAATGAGTTTGAGGTGACGATCCTGCTCGATGGGATTGAGCTGTCCAATCTCAGTCAGGATGGGCTCGAGCAAGCGGCCGATGTCTTCGTCGGGAGTGTTCGCGTCCAGCCTGGAGATCGCCAGCTCCAGCGGAGTTTGGGAGCCAGCGACAAGCTCCTCGAAATCCTCGGCAGTCTTTCCGGCGGCGAAGAATTCGTTCACGTCTATCTTCGCGTCGGCCAGGAGTGCCTCAGCTTCCTGGACCTCTTCGGGCGTTTTCCCTTCGAGCTGCTTGGCCAGATCCTTGGTCCCCGCCGCCGCATCGACGCCGAATCGCTGCGTGAGCTCACGCCGCGCGTTTTGCTGCTTCTCCCCAAGGGGTAAGATGGCCAGTCGGGTAAGGATGCCGTGGCCTGCCAGCACGCGCGCCGTGCGCAGGGCGCCGTTCAGCCCGGCCTCGGAAACCTCGTTGTCCTGGCAGATGTAGGCGGTCTTCACGCCGGCGAGCTTCGGCAGTAATCGCTCCCAATCGGCCTCGCGGATCTGCACGGTCACTGGTGACACCGCCGGGAACCCGCGCTCCATGAGCGAAATGCAATCGGTGACTCCTTCGGTGATGATGATGCGCTCGGGGCGCGCGAGCAGCACGTCCTCGTTGTAGAGGACATCGTTCCGGATGCACGGCGCGACGTGGCTGTGGTTGCGATCGTTGTGGACCGCCAGCTTCTTGTACTTGGACTTCTCCCAGGGCTGATCGGGCGTCCACGGCGTCCGGCGGCCGATCATGAATACGACGTGGCCGCGACTCCAGTAAGGGAAAACGATGCGGCCTTCAAAGAATGGGACCAGACTGTCCTGGGCCGTGGGGCGAAAGGCCGAGGTGGCCGCCAGCTCCCGCATTGTGAAAGCCCCTGCGCCATTTATCAACGCCTGGATAACGCTGGGTTCCCCGTTGTCAGCGAAGCCGATCTTCAGCCGGGCGATCGTCTCGTCGCCGATGCCGTACTGGCTGCGGAACCAGCCGAGTACTTCGGGATGGCCGAGCAGGCGCTCGTGATAGAGCTCCGCCAGAACGGTGAGTGCCTCCCAAACGCGCAGTGTCAGGCGGTGGGCTTCCTCGATCTCCTCCAGATCGGCGGGGCCCGCGCCGAGCTTGGAGAGGGGCGGCATTCCCACCCGCGCGGCCAGGAAGTCGCGCGCCTGGCGGTGCGACTCCGGCATGCGGCCCGACTGGCCCCGGGTCACGACGCCGTGATGGACGAACTCGACAAGCTGCAGGACGTCGCCGCCCATTCCACAGCCGAAGCAGTACCAGCCCTGCTTGTCGAGCATGATGTGCAACGACCGGTGGGACTGGCTGCGGTGATTCGGGCAATCACAGAAGAGGGTCCGTGGAGACTCCTGCGTGATCCTTCCGGCGAGCAAGTCGCGCGCAATCTCCCCGATGTCGACGTCGGTGACCCGGCGGTAGTAGTCCTGCACGTCGTTGAGAGTCATGCGTGCCCGTTGAGCAAGAACGATAGGAACGTGTTCCGCCGATCGACCTGGCGCTTGTTGGCGCAGTTCTCGATGCCCCAACGGTCGCCGAGGATGATTACGGACTCTTTGGCGCGCGTGACGGCGGTGTAGAGCAGGTTGCGGTGGTGCATGAAGGAGTGTGATTTGTGGACGATCACCACCGCACACGGAAACTCCGATCCCTGCATCTTGTGCACCGAGGTCGCGTAGGCCAGTTGAATGTGGCTAAGCTCCGGCGAGTCGCCGTCGATCTGAACCACGTTCCCGTCGAAGTCGATGGTGAGGCCGCCGTCTTCCTCCGCGGCCAGGATCACTCCCATAGCGCCGTTCATGACGCCGATGCGGTAGTCGTTCCTGGTTTGGATGACCTTGTCGTGGGGAAAGAGCCTTGGGCGGCGCCCCGGCTCGACTTCAGGGACCTCGAAACCGAAGAGCTTCTTCTGGAGCAGCCGCTGCAGCTCGACGTTCAACTCGGCAGTGCCGAGTGGCCCCTTGTGGGTGGGCGTCAACACCTGAACATCGCGAATCAGGTCGAAGCCAAGTCGCTCGGCGAGCACCTCGTCAAACAGCAGCGTCAGCATCCGCCGGACGTCGGCGCGGTCGCTGAACTGGTCGACCACGTACCAAGCGCGGCGGCCGTTCGCCACCTGCTCCGTAGTGGGACGGACCGCGGCCGTCAGGATGGCAATCGAGTTTTCTTTCAGAATCCCGGCCTGGCGGATGATCTTCGTGAGCAGCGTGGTCGGTACAGCCCGCGACTGCACGAGATCGCGCAAAAGATTCCCCGGTCCAACGGGCGGCAACTGGTTGTGGTCGCCGACCAGCACGACAGCCGTCTTCTGGCGGTCAACCGCCTGGAAGAGCTGCCAGGCCAGAGAGACATCCACCATGGACACCTCATCGATGACTAGGATGTCGGCTTCGATCGGATTCTCGGGGCCCCGGGCGAATGTATGGCCATTGAAGCCGAGCGACCGATGGATGGTGCTCGCCTCATGGCCAATCACCTCCTCGAGGCGCTTGGCGGCCTTGCCTGTCGGTGCCGCCAGGACGACCTTTAGCTCCAATCGCTCGGCGATGGTGTTGATCGTCGAGACCGCGTAGGTTTTGCCGCTGCCGGCTCCGCCAGCGATCAACGAAATGGAGAACAGCAGAGCGTTCTTCACCGCGTCGCGCTGCTCCGCATTGAGTTCCGCACCCTCGGCATCCAGGAGTTTTTCGAGGTCGCCCGTCTCCTTGACGGCTGGGTTTGGCTTCTGGGCGTCTTTGAAGATCCTGGCCAGCTCCTGCTCCATCCGCTGGATCGCTGGATCGGCCACGACCAGCCGTTCGAAGGGCGTGCAGGTCAATGCGCCTTCGGCGATCAGCGCTTCGAGGTGTTTTTCGATCACTTCCCGGCTATCGAGCGTGTCCATCACCAGGACGGTGTTGGCGCGGTCGAGCAGGTCTTCGTACTCGACCCAACAGTGACCGTCATCCAGCGCCTCGAGCACGCAGTAATGGATGCCGGTGCGGATCCGCGAGGGTAGATCCTTAGGCGTGCCCATCTTTCGGGCGATCTTGTCCACGCGCTTGAAACCGAAGCCAGGGATCTCCCGGATCAGCGCGTAGGGGTCGTGTTCCAGGATCGGGACTACCTCGCTGCCGAACTTGTCCACCAGCGTCGTGACCTGGTGGTGGGTCAGCCCGTAGGCCGACAGGTACGCCATCGCGGCGTTGAAGTCGCTGCTCGCGATCCACACCTTGCGCAGGTTCAAGATGGTGTCGATCGGGACCTTGGCCACCTCTGCGACGGCTTCCGGGCTGTCTCGGATCGCCAGGTCGAATCCTGCGCTAAAGTGGTCTGCGATCAGCTTGGCCTTGGCGGGGCCGATCCCCTTAACGTCGGGGTTGTTGGCCAGGTAGTTCGCCAACCCCTCCGGGTCGAGCTCCAGATCGTGCCCCAAACTCTCGGCCTGGAATTGGCGGCCGTACTTGTGGTGGTCGACCCAGTGGCCCTCGAGGCGGACTGGGTCGTTCGGCCTGGCGAACACCTTGCCGGCGAACTTCACCAAAGAGCCATCCGGCGCCCGGAGCTTTCCGGCTGTGAACGCTGGCCCGGAGTAAAAGACCATCTCCACCACTCCGCGAAGGCTTGTGCGAGGCACCGGCAGGCTCGCGGTCTTCATGAGTTCCACCTCGCGTGGGCACCCAACAGGTACGCCTGTACGAATCGGCAAGCCGCCTGGCGGCTCGAGCAGAAGAACACCGGAATGCGGTGGTCGAGAATGATCGAGAGGGCACTCCCGAGGACCGCGTTTGGGTGTGCACCGCCCCGGTAGCGCCCAAGCAGGATGTCGCTGAGACTGGCCTCGACCACTACGCAGGCGGCCCGGTAGCCGCTCAGCTTCCGCAACTCCCTCCGGAATCGCCCGCGGCTGTGGATGACGGTGGAGACGAAGTCGTCCAGCGTCTTGCGTTCCACCGCCACCAGGCCCTCAAGCCCCAGCACGGAGTAATCGCCCGCCGGCAACGCCCGCCGCACGACCGTGGCCTGCGGAGAATCGAAAGCGTACGGCTCCTGCTCGCGCGTATCGACCACCAGACACGCGGGCGTCCGACTAGAACGGAACAAGGGCGTCCTTCGCCTCCTGCCGAAACTTGCCGGGCGCCCGGTCGTTCTCGATCCGCCGGTTGAAGAAGATGTTCTCGTTGTCGCCCTTGGTCTTCTTGGTGACCTCGAGCTTCATGTCGAGTAGCTTCTTCAGGTGCTTCGGCAGCTCCGAAAGCTTGTCGAGATCCAGCCCGCACAGGTGCAGGTCGGTCTTGACGTACTTCAGCGTGTTGTGGGTGATGACGCTGTTCCGCCACAGCAGCCGGTTGACGAACTTCGGCGCGATGATCCGGAGCGTCCACTTCAGCATGGGATTGCCGGAGCTCTGCGCCTCGGTCAACTCCACCTTCTCGACGGCTACCTGGTACTTGCCATCGGGGACGCTCTCGAACTCGCCTCGTTCTTCGGGCTGCTCGTTGCGAAACTCCTCGTCGAACTGCGAGAGGTCAATCGAAGTGCGCTTGCTCATAGGATTCCCCTCCTTGGGATCTGATTTACTTGCCCGACGCCACGGGCTTGCCGGCCGCCGGCGCTTTGAGCGGCGCCACGGCTGCGTTGAAGGCGTCGAGGAACTTCTTGAAGTCGAGGTCAATCGTCTCCGGTATCCGCCCCGTGCGATCGCCGGCCTCGTAGTACAGGCTCGGCTTGGTTCGGATTACACGCCGGATCTGCGGCTCCTCATTCTCGCCGGCGGTTAGCTCCAGGTCGCAGTACAAAACCATGTCGACCATGCCCAGGACGATCTTCCGCGCCTTGTCGGGCAGGGTCGGTACGATGCGGGTGTACTTGCCCGTGCGGGTCTCAATCTCGATCTCCTTTGCGTGCGATACGAGGAACAGGCCGTAGGGCAGGAATGCCAGCTTCGTCAGCACCCGCTGGAACTCGTTGTTGACGATGGCGTAGCCCTTGCCGTAGGGCAGATCCGACTCGTGATCGACCTTGAACTTCCGCAGGATGTAGTCCGTGCAGAACTTGTAGGCGTTATCGATCGTGTCGAGGATGACCGTCTTGAAGGGATGCTTGGCCTCGACGATCTCGGCGCAGGCGTTGAGCAGGTCCTCCCAGGTCTGGATGGGCACCTGGTAGACGTCGAGCGCGTTCAGTCCTGGCTCGGCGGCAAGGAACAGCGCGCCCTCGGCCTGGGAGCAGAGGGTCGACTTTCCGATCTTGGTTTGCCCGTACACGAGCACGGTGAGATCGGCCAGGCTGGGCTTGGGCGGTGCTTTGGTGGTTGGCAAAATGGACATAGCTGTTGTCATGCTCCTTTCAGAAAGCTGGTTCGGCTGCGTCACCGGGCAGCACCCGCAACTCCTCGTTGGGCGCAACCCGCTGGTAGAAGTTCTCGATGACGTTGGGGTTACCGTTGGACCGGCAGAGCGCGAAGTAGGGACACGGCCGCTGGTAGTTGAAACAGAAGCTGGTGTTCTGGTAGAAAACCCCGCGGCGCCGGGCGTCGAGGAACGCCTTCGTCAACTCCCACAGCTCGCCGCGCAGAATCTCGAACCGGTCGCGTGAGAGGTACAGCATCTCGCGGTGGAACATGGCGGGGTCGGTGTACTTCTCGGCGAGACGTTGCTGGAACTCTTCATCTGTCTCGGGAAGCTTCCGCTTCGCCGTGGTCCTGCCGGTCTTGGACTTCGCGAGCAACTCGGCGCGCCGGGCCTCGAACTCTTCTTCGGTCTCGCCCTTGCCCTGCTGGAGCCTGGCCTTGACCAGGATGTTGTAGATGACGCCGGTGATCGGGATGCCCAGCGCCTGCTCGACGTAATGGGCGTAGATCGTGATCTGGAAATCGGTCCAGAGCCGCTCGAGGTAGTCGGCATCAAGCTGCGAGGCAGTTTTGTGCTCCAGGATGAAGTGATCGGCGCCGATGCGAAAGATGCCGTCAACTTTGCCGGCGAGGACGAAGCTCCGAGAGGCGGCGCCGGTCGCGGGGTTGACGATCGGTCCCTGGAAAGTCTTCTCCAGCGCGACAACCTCGAAGTCCTCGGTCGAGTACCGCGCCGCGTAGGCCTTCATCATGGACGTGGCCAAGTGCCAGTCCCGGCGCTGGGCCTCGTCCTGAAGCCGGTTCGGACAGAGGCGATCGATGAGCCCGAGCACCTCGTTGAGATTGCGGTTCTGGTGCCAGGTCTGGAGGCACTCGTGGATCAAGGTACCGAAGTGCAGGTTGCGGTCTCGTCCCATAGGAACCAGCTCGTGGATGTAGCGCCACTCGACCGCCTTCCGGCAGTTCCGGAACAGGTTCCACATGGAGTAGGTCGAAACCGTCGGGGTGCTCATTGCGCAACCCCCGAGGCTGCAAAGTAGTCGGGACCGATGCCAGCAGCCAGGAACGCCCTGCGGAGTTGCTCGATCCGCTGGTAGATTCGGCTGCGCGACCGACCCACCGACCGGCTGACTTCCGCCGGTGAGTCCCAGCAGAGGGCGTGCGCAACCTGGCGTGCTCCCGGTGGGAGCGAAGCCAAAGCGCGCCCAGCGTCCAACCAGAACTGCTGGCGCCCCGCGGTCGGCGGGCCGGAGGTGCGGTCAAAGGGCAGCTCGTCAAGAGATTGCTGTCCGTTCTGACCGGCCCTGCACCTTGCGCTGCGCTGACGCAGAATGGACTTCAGTTTCTTGTCCATCACGCGTGAGGCGAAGGTCCGCACCGAGGCGCGCTGGCGGTCGAACTTCGAGAAGCGCAAGTAGAAATCGAGCAGGAGGTCGCTTTCGATGTCCTCGCGGTCAGCTTGGCAGAGCCCGCAGCAGCCGACGACCGACAGCGCTTTCAGGCGAGCAAGCGCACGGGCAACCGGGTAGGCTTCGTCGAAGGTCAGCTCAGGCATGACGGCCTCCCGCAAGCTCGACTTCCATCGCGAAAGGGAGTCCGTGACGCACTTCCAAGGCGCGGATCTCGCCGACCTCGACGCTCCGGGTGTATTCGAAGAACTCGGCTACCTGCTGCTTCAGGGCGAAGTCTTCCGACGTTGTTCTGGGGCGAGCGCCGCTCTGGACGCCAAACTTGACGTCGCGGACAACGGTCGGCCCCGGGTCAAGGACTGGCTCCCCGTTGCGGATCTGCAAGTACTCGAGCCGCCCAAAACCCAAAGCGCTAATTGCGTTCAGAAGCCGCCGCTCAGAGGGGCGGAGGTCACGAGTGGAGGCGGGTCGGAGGCGGTTCATCGTGCCACCTCCACGGGCTCGGCTGGGTGCGCCTCCTGCTGCTCAATCCAGGCGGCGATGTCCTCCGCACGATACCGGACCAGGCTGCCAATCTTAAGGAATCGGGGCCCGCGCCTCAGCGTCCGCCATTTGCGTAACGTCGCGACGCTGATGGCGCACGTTGTGGCTACTTCGTGCTCGTTGAGGAGTCTTTGCGGTAGAGCAGGCGTCATATCGATGCTCAACGCTGGGTTTCTCTCACAGCGTCTGCATCGAGAATGCCCGAGGCTGGATTTTTGCGATACGAAGCTAACCGGAAGAAAAGCGGAAGAAATCCGGAAAATTCAGGAGAGAGGGAGCGGCTATGGCGCCTTCTTTGGCGCCTCGCCACGCAGGAGCCGCTCGGTCGTCAGCCCCATCCTTGCGGCCATGGTCTCGAACGACGACCGCCGCATCTTGCCTCTCTTGAGGAAGTTACGAACCGTGCGGTCGGTGGTATCAACCTGGATGGCGAATTGTGTGATGCCCAAGCCGCGCTCTTCCATGTAGGCCACCACCGCTCTCACGGCCTGCGGACTGCCGGCTGAGCGAGGTAACCGGACCCGCTGAGCGGATGGTGCAGTTTCCCTGACAATCCGCTGCTCCGTAGCGGCTCCTATCCAGCTTGCCAAGGTCTGCGATGCCAGCAGCTTTCCGTCGGCAGCAGCGAGGGCATCTTGCAGTACCACGAGCTTTGCCTCACGACGCCGGAGCCGCTCCGCGAGGCTCGGGTCCAACAACCGCAAGCTCGGCACGAGCACAACAAAGGCGGCTTCGTACTCCGCCAGCAGATGGTCGATCGCGCTCCACAGTTCGTTCCGTGACGCCGGAAGAACGAGAAACACCGGTGAGCGCACCGCGCCGCCGGCGGTGAAGAAACCGGCGCTCCAGACATCCTGCCGACCAGCAATCTTCGCCGGCGAAATCGTGAAGCCGAGCGTCCGTCCGAGGAACTTGCAGAGCAGCGGCACGTCGAGTTCGTAGCGGACGAGGTCCTCAGCGCGCAGCTGCACCGTTTCGCATGCCGGTGGGTCGCAACCACAAACCGCAACAATTCTGCGGTCAGGATGCGTGACTATTCGACGAGGACACCCCCTCCACCCGAGTTGCTCGCAGGGGTAGATTTCTGAGGGCTCCGGCAGCCGGCGCAGATAAGGTTCTGCGAGGGGTAACTCGTCGCCGAAGATCCGGACCAGCTCAGTACGGACTCCGGCGACACCGAAAGGAGCTTCAAGCGCCGGCCACAGTCGTTGAAGCTTCACCATCGGTCGGCTCCACCACCAAGAAACCCTGGTGACGCATCCACGCCTCGATCGAGACGCGGTCGCTGTCCCGCATGTAGCCTGCGCCGGCTGGCGGGCGCAGGTTCAGAACGCGCGGCGTCCGGGAATCCGAGAACTTGACATTGAAGCCCGCCCGCCAGAGGTGGCCGGAGTCCAGCACATCGGCCGCGCGGTCCCCGAGCACCCCGAAAAAGTCCGACGCCTTGTAGATCACGGTCATGGAGTTGGCCTGGTAGATCTCCATCTCCTTAAGCTTGATCCACTCGATGCCGGGCACGCACTCGCAGTTCAGCGCTGCCTCGCCGTTTTGGCGGAGCGGTTCGAGTGTGAAGCTAACGCCGTCGCCGAAGTACTCGACGTCGCCGAAGAGGTGCCTCCCGAAGACCCGTTTGTACAGTCCCTTCTCGCCTTGAGTGGCGGCATGAACGGCAAGCCGATCGAGCCCGCAGTAGTAGATGAGGACGTCGTACTTCTCCGGACGATAGTAGACGCTGTCGGCCTTGCCGTTGTCGTAGGTGCCTTCCCGCCGGATCGGATCGCCGTGGCGCACCAGGAACCACACCTCGTCGCCGCGCGGGTGCACAAAAATGCGGCAACCGCGGCCGCGGCGCTTTCCTTCGAACCAGTCGTCAAGGTCTAGTTCGAGGCCGCGCCGGATATCGTCCGTGGACGCCGGCGCTTCCCTGGACCTGCGGATTGCGCCCTGGTAGCAGATGAAAGTCTTAGTACGCTCGAGAAACCTCTCCGAGTGCCTCTCCTCGACAAAGGCGCGGTTCTTGAGCCAGGCGACGATGGCCACATCGCCCGGAGTGGGATCGCCTGTGCCGTCGAAGTCTAGCAGGCCCGGCGGCGCCTTCTCAAGCAGCGTGTTCATCGCATCGAGGGTGGACATCTCGTGGACATAGTACAGGCTGTCCACGAGTCCCTTTGGCATTTGGCCATCGGCGCTCACCAGGATGCTGACCAGCGTCTCGTAATCGAGCTTGCCGTCACCGCTCGCGGGGAACGTCAGGCCCTGTCCCGCCAGGTACTCCCGGAATGGCGACAGAAACGAGATCAAGTTCTCCGGGGCGATCGTCCTCAAGAACTCAAGGTTGGTAAAGCGGCGCGGGAAGAAAGTGGGCATAGGGAATCCCTCCAAAGGCCGACTCGGCCGTCCCCGTGCGTCGGCCGGATTGCGTGTGCAGGTGGCCAGCGCCGGGCCACCGGTCGATTCCCGCCGAAGCGACGTCGGCGGGTGAACCTGAAGCACAACCCAGCTATTCTACCACGGCGAAGAGAAAGCGAAAACCTCCCTCGCAAGCGAAAAATCTGAAGTGGCGTAACGAAAGGAAAATAGCGTATAGTTTCGTTATAGGTCCGTCAACGAAAGGATCCTTTCGTTACCATGACGCGGGCTGACCGGAAATCAAGACTGGGCACTTACATCGTCTCCACTGTCGGCGGCGAGCGTGTGCGAGCGTTCGTCCCGCCACCTCTTCCGCCCAAACCGCCGCTCCAGTTCGATGGTGTTTACGGTCTCATGGAGCACGCCAACCAAGCCCTTGGAAGGCTGGACGGGCTGGCTACGCTTCTGCCCGAGGTCTCCCTGTTCATTTCCCTGTACGTCCGCAAGGAAGCGGTTCTGTCGTCGCAGATCGAGGGCACACAGTCGTCGCTGTCGGACCTGCTGTTGTACGAAAGCGCCGAGGCACCCGGTGCTCCGCTGGCCGACGTCCAGGACGTCTCCAACTACGTCGCAGCGATGAATCATGGCCTTAAGCGGCTGCACGAAGGCTTTCCGCTGTCGCTTCGATTGATCCGCGAAATGCACGAGGTCCTTCTGTCGAAGGGACGCGGTAGCGAGAAGCAACCAGGTGAATTCCGACGCAGCCAGAACTGGATCGGCGGAACGCGCCCGGGCAACGCGATCTTCGTGCCGCCCCCGCCGGAGAAGGTGGTGGAATGCATGGGGGCTTTGGAGCGCTTCCTACACGAGAACCGGCTGGACTTGCCGACGTTGGTAAAGGCAGCGCTGGTGCACGTCCAGTTTGAGACGATTCATCCCTTCCTCGACGGCAACGGGCGCCTCGGGCGCCTGCTGATCACACTTCTCCTGTGCGCCGCCGGCGCCTTGCGCGAGCCGATTCTGTACTTGAGTATCTACTTCAAGTCGAACCGCCAGCGGTATTACGAGCTGCTCCAGCGAGTGCGCGAAACTGGCGACTGGGAGACATGGCTGGAGTTCTTCCTCGCGGGCGTCAAGGAGACTTCAGAACAGGCCGCAGAGAACGCCCGGCAAATCCTGGCGCTCTTCGAGTCGGACCGACGGGCCATCGAAGGCCTCGGTCGCCCCGCGGCCTCGGCACTGCGCATTCACCAGCACATGCAAAGGAAACCGATCATCTCGATTCCGGCGACCGCAGAAGCCCTCTCGCTCTCCGCACCGACCGTGACAAAGGCGATCGAGCACATGAGGAAGCTGGGCATGCTCCGGGAGATCACCGGCAAGCAGCGGCACCGGCTGTTTGTCTATGACCGGTACCTCGCTATCCTCAACCAGGGCACTGAACCGCTGAGTCTGTGAGGCCAGCCCACGGCGGCCACCCCACATCCACCGTTCGCGAGCAAAGCGGGGTTCGATGGTAACCGATTGAAAGTAAAGGCATTACTCGCTTCCAGAACGTGGGCGTTACATGTAGAGCTAACCATTTATACAAACCGCTAACTATTTATATAGATAGCTATTGACATCGACCCATTGAGATGCTATATTTTAAACTCTCCGCCAGCGGTAATCAAGCAAGGAAGGAGCCATGGTTATCTGTATAGAATGCTCCACCAAAACGAAGGATGAACTGGACGAGCTCTTGCGGCTCGGTCAGTACCGCGATTACGGCGAGGCGATCGCCATAGCCATTTCAAACCAGCTGACTCTCCACCGCAATATGACCGCCGCGAGGTCGATCGTCCTGGGGGCCGCTGAACACGGTGAACCCGAAGGGAGGATTGTCGCGCAAGCCCCCCTAACGGCAAGAGAACCCCGCGCTAAGAGAACGGCGGCCGGGGGTCTTTCCATTCCAGCCATCTTTCGATCGACCGAACTGGACCAGCCCGGTTGTGACCTCGCACCGATGTCGAATGATTCATTCACATTCGGACAGACGGTGCCGATCGACCGCTGGATCTTCGGCCAACACAACAAGCTTCTTCCCCTCAAAGCAAGCGTACGGGCCCTTGCCGTCCTGCTCAACACCGATTCGAATGGGGTGCTACTTTCCCGGGCGGCCACTGAGATTGCGCAAGAGGCGGAGACGCTTGGTGCCTTTCTGCGTCAGGTTGACGAGAACCATGGCTTCATCCGTGATGAGGCCCTCGCGACGGCCTTTCCAAGTGATTCGGCGGATATCAACAAGTCCCGGCTCAGATACGCGAATCAGTTCGTTGGCAGCATCAACAAGCACGGGCAGCTGCGTGGCTTTCCAATTGATCTGAAGTTGGTCAACTACCGGGGCAACAAGGAACCCAAGCTCGTCTTGACCGAACCCGGCTGGTATTTCGCCAAGCTTCATAACCCGATCTTAGACGGGCCTCCCGGCTCCACCGAGCGCCTCAGTGAAGCGGAGAGGGAGTTTCTGATAAAACACATCCGAACAAATGTGCCCGCTGAGGAGTTCGCGATCGGAGCTGTCTTGTCCGCAGTCAACGAAGGGGCGTCGACCCCCGAAGACCTGGACCAGGCTCTGGCCAAGTATTCGCCTGCAAGAGCCGAGAAACCTGTGTCGCAGGCGTTCCTAACCACGCAACGTGCGGGCGTGATTTCCCGGATGGGTGATCTCGGTCTGGTCGAGCGAATTCGCGACGGCCTAAGGGTGACCTACAAGGTCTCCGCCGGGGGCAACCACTACCAGGAGCAGAAAGCGGTTTTGAGAGGTTGAACGATGACGAACGACGAAACTCGGAATCTCTGTCTGGGCCTGATGCGGGCCGACGCCGAGACGGAAGTTATCGGCTTGCTTGAGCAAGCAGGTCTTTGGGCCGCGCCCGACGCATGGCGCTTCTTCGGCGACTACGAAAACAACTACAACACCATCGGGAATCAGCAGAGCCGCTCCGATGCGGCGCTGGTAGAGAAGCTCGTCAATTCGGTGGACGCGCGCCTCATGAACGAATCCCTCATACGAGAGATTGATCCTGAGGGCCCTAGGGCGCCGAAAACCGTTAGAGAAGGCGTAGCTGCGTTCTTTGAGGCCTCGCATCACGCGCAGAGCGACATGGCCGGCCGCCTCTCGAACTGGGCAGATTCCAAACGTACCGAAGTTGCTCGTGGCATAACCGTGGCGGCAACTGGGTTCCCTCCGCGGCAAGGGAAACCGTGCTTCACAATCTCAGACGGCGGCGAGGGGCAGACACCTGAGCGTATGCCCGAAACCCTTCTCTCTTTGAACAGGTCGAACAAGCTCCGGATTCCTTTCGTGCAAGGAAAATTCAACATGGGCGGTACCGGCGTCCTGAAATTCTGCGGCCGCCATCACCTTCAGTTGATTCTCAGCAGGCGGAATCCCACGATCGTAAATGGGCGGCCCGCCCACCCGTCCGATGACCAGTGGTGCTTCACTATCGTCCGGCGCAAGGACCCCCAGGGCGGTCGCCGGAGCTCCGTCTACACTTACCTGGCTCCGGTTGGTTGTAAGCAAGCTGCGGGGGCAGGAGGGGTCTTGCGATTCTCCTCCGACACAATGCCCATTTTTCCGGAAGGACGTAACGCCTACGCAAGGGAGTCTTCGCACGGTACTCTGATCAAGCTTTACGAGTACACGGCCTCCGGCTACAGCAACACTCACATTCTCATGAAAAAAGGGTTGCTCGCCAGAATTGACCTCCTACTCCCCGATCCGGCGTTGCCCATCCGGCTGCACGAGTGCAGACCGGAGTATCGCGGTCACGAAGGCAGCTTTGAAACGACGCTAACAGGGCTCACCGTTCGATTGGAAGATGACAAGGGCGAAAACCTGGAGGACGGATTCCCATCGTCCTGCCCCATCAGCGTCGACGCTGAACCGATGACTGCGACGATCTACGCCTTCAAGAAGGGCAAGGCCGAGACGTATCGGAAGAACGAAGGCATCGTCTTCACCCTGAATGGGCAAACCCATGGGCATCTCACGAAGGACTTTTTCGGCCGGAAAGATGCGGGAAGACTCAACTATATTGCTGACTCAATCCTAGTGGCCGTTGATTGCAGCCGCATCTCAGGTCGCGCACGTGAAGACCTCTTCATGAACAGTCGCGACCGGCTGAGTCACGGTGAATTGCGGATCAACCTGGAAGAGCAACTCGAGGAGATGCTGCGTCAGCATCAGGGCTTGCGGGCGCTCAAAGAGAAGCGGCGAAGCGAAGAGGTTCAGTCAAAGCTGGAAGACGAAAAGCCCCTTGAAGATATCCTCAAATCCTTGTTGGAACACTCGCCCACGCTTTCTAATCTGTTCCTCCAGGGCCTGCGGGCGTCGAACCCTTTCAAGACCACAAAGGTCAAGGAGCAGCAACAAGAATTCCAAGGGAAGAAGCATCCTACCTATTTCAAGTTCAAAGACAGGGACTACGGTAGAGGGTTGCACCGCGACTGCCACATCAACCAACGGGCCCGGATCGTCTTCGAGACGGATGCGGTCAACGACTATTTCAGCCGGCCCGTCGACAGAGGTCAATTCGCCCTGGAGCAAGTCTTTGACCATGGCAGGATCCCGGCCACCGACTTTGTCGGGCCGAATCTGCAGAGCGGGATCGCAACCCTGACCTTACGGTTGCCAGCGAACTGCGACGTCGGCGACAGACTTTGCCTCGAGGCAACCGTCGCAGACTCCACCCTTCTCGAGCCGTTTGTCAATCGCTTCACCGTTGCGGTGAAACCGGAAACTGAGCCCAATGGAGGGGATGGGACCAGGCGGAAGCCACCTGCTGAAGACAAGGGCGATTCGAGGGAAGTTCCTGCCGGCATTTCGCTTCCAAAGATCATTCCGGTCACTGAGCCGGAATGGGAC